AGATAGAAAGTATTGTCTCTGGTACTGATTACAATTACATGGAAGCAATCGTTGAATATTGTAATCGAACTGGCATGGAAATCGAAGTAGCTTCAACACTTGTCAATAAAGACTTGAAAGCTAAAATCGAAATCGATGCACAAGAACTCAATATGCTTCCAAAAACACACAGACTTCCAATATGACTGGTTATGAAGCCTTCAGTATATTTCACGTTTTGAAGTTGCATTTTACCACTAGCTACGATTACTTCAAATATAATGGTAAATGTAATATTAAGATAGATTCTTTCGAAAAGAGGAAAGACAAATATCATTTTTATAAATTGTCGAGAAAATATGATCATGAAGAATTTAAACAATTTGTCATTTCAAGTCTATTAAAAGAGTCTAACATTTGGGCTGGCAATTTGCTTGCAGATTCATCTAAAGAAATACACATGGCGCGAATGGCAAGAATACAATCTCTTTCTTATCACTTTCGAAATGATTGCCAGAAAATAAGAGAAACTTCAGATTTCAATAGTGTTTTGAAAACTAATGGTGATTATCCCCTACTTTTGACTCTCGCAAATAGGGAAGAGGTATCTGATGAGACGGTATGTATTCTAAATTCATTTGCGAATTTCTTACCGGTATGGAACCGGAAAATAACGGATACAATTCGCTGGCCTCTTGTATTTAAGAAGTGGGTGTGCTATACTCCCTTTATAGAGTTTGATAAAACAAAATTCAGAAAACTTGCACTAGAAGGACTACAATGAAAAAAGTTTACTTAGACATGGATGGCGTACTTTGTGATTTTCAATCGCGCTATGAATCTATGTTCGGACCTCTTCATCGTGAAGAGAGAGACGATAAAGCATGGTCAGTCAATTGGCAACAATTTGTGACCACTGAACAATTCAAAACGCTAGATTGGTTTCCAGGTGGACGATCTCTCTTAGCACGTTTGGTATTCCTAACTCAGAGAGCGGAAAATTTAGAGATTCTTTCATCATCTGGCGGACTGGAATTTCATGAACAGGTGAAAGAGCAAAAAATGTATTGGTTAAATAAAAATGGTGTTTTCTTTAAAGCAAACATTGTACCTGGCAGGTCTTATAAAGCACAATATGCGACACCCGATACAATTTTGATTGATGATACACCAGAAATTATCGATGCATTCAATGCAGCAGGTGGACATGGAATTTTACACACTGATGTTGATGAAACAATGGCATTAGTAAGTGAAATTATTCGCCCTGGACGCCCGAGCGCATAAATACATTCACATAATGCATACTGTGGATAACAAAACATACTCCGTTTATACTACGACATACGAAAGGAAATAATATGAGTTTTGCAAATTTGAAACGCAACCGCAACAGTCTCGAAAAACTTACGAAAGCAATTGAGACTACCACACAAGCCGCAGAAGCTGGCTCAAAAGACGATACCCGATTCTGGCAACCAAGTGTAGATAAGTCAGGTAATGGCATGGCTATTATTCGCTTTCTACCAGCACCTTCAGTAGATGGTGATGATGGTCTTCCTTGGATTCGCACATTCAGTCACGGTTTTCAAGGACCCGGCGGATGGTTCATCGATAACTGTTTGACTACTTTGAATGAGAAGTGTCCAGTGTGTGAGCATAATAACGCTCTCTGGAATTCTGGTATCGAAGCTAATAAAGAAATTGTTCGTAAGCAAAAGCGCAAACTAAGTTATGTTGCTAATGTTTATGTAATTTCTGATCCTTCAAATCCTGAAAATGAAGGAACTGTTCGACTCTTCAAATTTGGTAAAAAAATCTTCGACAAAATCACCGAAGCAATGAATCCCGAGTTTGCTGATGAAGAGCCATTGAATCCGTTTGATATGTGGGAAGGCGCCAACTTCAAACTAAAAATTCGCAATGTTGAAGGTTATCGCAACTATGACAAATCAGAGTTTGCAGATAAATCTGCTCTGCTTGATGGTGATGATTCTAAGCTCGAAAAGATTTATTCGCAAGAGCATTCACTTAAAGATTTTCTAGATAAGAAAAACTTTAAGTCTCATGAAGCACTGAAGGCTCGTCTAGAGAAAGTTCTTGGTTTCGAGGGAGTTGTAGCACAATCTCGTGCTGAAGACGCTGAGATTCCAGTTGTCAAAGCTAAAGGTGGAGTAAATATTCCATCTAGTGCTGATGATGAGGATTTGAATTTCTTCAAATCTTTAGCAGAAGAAGAGTAAAAAAGAAACCCCGCCAAAAGCGGGGTTTTTACTATCGACCTATTGCTAAGCCCATCAAGAGTTCAGTAATTTCATGATTAAATGCTCCTGGTACTTGTTGCGACTGTGGAGCAGCTTTTGTTACATTATTGTTATTGATGTTTTGAATTACAGGAGCAGATTGTTCTCCTCCTGATCTGTAAGATTCAGCTAACATTCTACTTCCTAAGTCCACGGAACCAGCAGGGATTTTATTCATTAAAGATAATCTTCTTTCTGTTTCTTCCGCACTCAATCGAGGTCTTTCGATATGTGTCATGAAATATTTCGTAGCTTCATCTAAATTATTTAAAGTTTTGAATTCAGCCCCATATTTTTTATAATCTGTTTCCATTATTTTTAATATAGCATCAATGTTACCTTCTGGATTTAAAAGTTGCTCTTTAGAGAAAGATGGATGAGCTTTTCTATTAATTTGAAATAGCCCGTAACTCTCTTCTTTTCCAGTAGAATTTTGAGCATAAGGATTTAAGTTAGACTCCGCCATGGCATTTATAATAGCGGCTCTTGCTTGTATGTCTGAATATCCCTTCTCAGTAAATTTTTTATAAATTAATGCTGCCATTTCTGTTGGTGAAGAAATTCTTTCTGGATAGGTAGACGATTCATATTTTTTTCTGACTTCTTCAAGTTGTTGCGTATAATTTTCTCCGGTGAATCCTAAGTTCTTCATATTCAATCTTAATGATTCAACCTTTTCTTTTCCTTGAATTAGTTCTTCCCCATAAATTCCAATTCTATCTTCTACAGATAACAACTCCCTTCTCATTCCTTGTATTTTTTCAAATCGTTGTTTATATTCCTGGCCTTCTTTTTTCGAAGGTAATTTTCCTTCTTCTATTTGTATTTGTCGTAACAATTCCTCTCTTTGGGCTTTACTTTTTTCTATATCAGATTGAACGTCTTCTTCTGTTCTACTTCCGGTAACTTTACTCATAATGTATCCTGCACCGGCACCTATTAGTCCTCCTAAAGCAGCTCCTTTAATTCCAAAGATACTTCCAACTGATGCCCCTATTGAAGCTCCTAAGGTAGCAAGCAATTCAGGTTTATATTGATTGATGAATTGTCCGAAATGAAATGCGAAGATTTCCCCTAACTTTGCAAAACCGTTTCCTAAAACTCTAAACGCCGACTCAGAATAAATCATGATTTCTTTTGTTGTATCGGAAATCATTTTTCCTATTTTCTTAAAATCTTCACCAAAGTTTTTACCGACCCAATCATAAATGCTAGTGAACTTATCCGTCGAAAAAATTCCATCTAATCTAGCCGCTAATTGTTTCATTATCGGTGTATCAGATTTCGGATCTATTCCTAAAAAGTTTAATATATTAGTTTTAATTGAATCGAAAATTCCAGAAAAATCGATACTCTCACCCATCTTTTTAATTGCATAACCTGCTGCTGCGATTCCTACGATTCCGAGTATTGGAGATATTGCTATGATTGATCCGAGTGCTCTAAAAATTCCCGATCCTATCGAACCACCGATACCCATTACGCCACCTAGAACTCCGGATAATATAGAACCTGTAGATCCGCCAGTTTTTGTTGGTGAAAGCATATTAGATCCATCTGTTCCACCACTTATTAGTTTATTTCTTCTCTCAGCATTCATCCAAAGAGCATCAGCACCTCTAGAAGATTTTCCCGTTACCGCTTTTGTCAATGAAGCAATATTTTGGCGAGTGATGTTCATGTCTCTCGCCATCATATTCATGTTCATAGTGTTTTTGACAATAACTTTCAGTGCATCTTCTTGTCTTTTATTCGATTCTTGTAGAGATGCAACTGCGGCAACTGCTGCTGAAGAATCAGGTGTTATTTTTCTTGCTCGGTCAATTGGATCATAACCTTTACCAAATATTCTTCTTCCAGTTTTCGCTACAAAACCTTTACCACCAAATAATACATTTCTCAAATCTACTCGTTCCGCCATAGACTTGACTACAGTAGAGCCCAGAGATTCGAGTGCGCCTCTAGATTTAAGTTCTTGTTTGTATATGGAAGAAAATTTAGTTGCCATTATTGTTGCCTTCTTCTAGCTAAATTTTGTTGTTTAATCTTCTCATTTTCCTCTTCAATATATTTGAGAAGCATACTTACATAAACTGTTTTTTCCCACGGCATCATATTTTCTAACTCTGCTAAACTATATTTGTGATGTTGCATTAGCGCGAAGTTTGTTTGAAAATAATTTGCCAAAGTATCATAACGAAAAATTATCCGAAAAAACTTTGGATTCCTTCTACAACAATCTGTTCTTCATACTTACATTTTGGGCAAGTGAAAGACAGGTCTTTTTTTAATTTAGGAAGATTATCGAAAAATTCTTGTATCTTCAAAAACTGTTCTCTCGTTAAACTATCAACAAATTCAATCAACTCTTCTTCTGGAACATCTTTTGCATAATAAACGTTCTCTTTGTCATAAATGTAATCAATCGAATTAATTATAGTTCTCGCTACAATTTCAGCAGCAGAAGCTGGAGCATTTTCTCTATTGAGTTTTTCAATTCCCTTAAACGTTGGGTACTTCAACACAACACCAAGATTCGAAGTGAGTTCAATTTTTTCATTCACGCTTTTCAAATCTGGTTCGACTTCAAGAGCATTAAAACTTAGTTTCACAAGATTATTACATTTAATTTTTTCCCCATTTTCTTCACCAACATCATTATTGCATTTGTATTGAAGATCGATCATTTCGCCGACTGATCTTGCCCTTAAGTGCATGAACAAATACTCAAAATCTAATATTGGCAAATCGTCTATGTTTATCTTAGAAACGATACAGTTATTGATAATTTGTTTAATCGCTAATAATATTGCATCTTGATCATCAGATTCCATTGCCATCAATAATATTTTTTCTTCCTTTACTAGAAATGGTCTGAACTTAATTTTCTTTTTACAAAGAGGTAATTTCAGTTCATATATCGGCACATCAATTTTGGGTAACATAAAAACTCCAAATAATTAAAAAAGTTGTTTTACCTCAGCCAATGTTCCTTTCGCAAGTGCTTGCAATGCTTTTCCAGTTGGTGTTCCTGCAATCCCTGCACCGACAAGAGCCGCAGCAATTGAGCTAGTATCATAGGCGCCTCTGTAAATTGTTTCATATTTTTGATATGCAAACTGAACTGTCAATCTATGAAATCCGTCATCGGACCAACTTAAATTTTGTGCAGTAATACTTTTTGGAAAAGCATCAATTAAATTTACAGCATATATTTGTTTGAAAAAATCATTGTACTGAATTATTTTTATATCGGACAAAAATCGTGTTCGTTCACCACGAGCAAATCTAGGATTATGAGTATCATTTGGTACGATTGCTTCTAACCATCTATCAAAAAGTTTTCTCTCATAAAAGTCATTCGTACAAATGAATGTGAAGGACGTATCACCGTAAGAAGCGAGATATGGAACTTGAAATGTAGGTCCATACACTTTCGTTTCTATAGTTTGTAATGCTTTGCCTGGCAATTCTGCTGCCTCACATTGCAGAGCGAGATATCTACTGATTGTTGGATCGAAACTTTTTCCCACCTCATTATCGCCGATTACTTTTGCGGTAATATCAGAAAATATCGAATTCGGTAAATTTAACAATCTTTCGATAACGCTAGTTTCGACAAATTCGCTAATATATTTTGGTATAGGTAAAACGACTTGAAAACGGCTCGGTCTCGCCAATCCGTCTTTTGCGTTTATATTTGAATAAAATAGTTGCGGTAAGAATGACATTAGAATTTCTTCCTTGAGTCTGCCCAGACTTTGCTTGTGGACGCTTTTTCAAACTGCTCAACTGGTAATAATGCTGCAATATCCCACTCATCCCCAAATATTTCAACAAATCTAGACTGAACATGATTTGAAAGATATCTCTTCACACATGGTGTTGCTTCATATGCTTTAGAAAACGCTCTTAGAACTTGATAGTTTATTCTGAGTCTTGTCTGCATATCAAAACGATTATCTGTTGCAAGTTCACTTAACTTATCTAAAAGAATGATTCGCTGCTTTGGGTGAATATAATGCAGATTCAGCCCTAGAAAACCGTCTGGGTATAGTTGAATTGGTATCACCAAAGGGAACCTATCGTAATATGGCAGCGTTTCTTTCGTTTTCGGATCGTAGTAGAAAAAGTACATATGCCCAATAAAATGGGATGAAGTCTTTCTTTCTCTATCTTGCATCAGTTTTTGTGGGGTTGGTTTCAAGTCTGGAAGTTTTGTGCGTAACCAATCCCTAGCTTGCCGAGAGCGAGCTTGATACCCAGTTTTCAATAACTGTTGACTGATTCGATCCATTAGGTAAGCCATGATGCTATTTATTTGCCTTATTATAACCGACTTTTTTCTGTAGTTTTTGTATAAGTATTGGTGTCCTGGGTTCAGTTGATACCAATATCCTTCTCAGTCAGTATCTTGAATTGCCATCCATGTTCATGGCAGAATTCATCAGCAGCTTTCCACTTCATTTGATTAATGGCATATGTTGCTGCTTCTTGTAGAAACTTCTTAGTTTTCTTTCTTTGTACTGGTTTTCTTGTCTGTGCTTCTGGTTTGACCTCGATTACATAGGTCATTACGGTATCATCTTTTCGTTTTACTTTGATGATGAAATCTGGAAAGTATCTATGTCTCTTTCCATCAACTGGAGAGATATATGGAATAGCCAGCTCTTCTGATGACCACCAAATGATCTCTGGATGATCATCAAAATACTTCATACAGCGTAATTCCCAAGAGGATCGATAAATGATATTTTCGGGGTTTCCGTTGTATTTTTTGGGGTTTTGCGGGTTAAACCACCCTTTGTATGTATTCTTTCCGTATGACATATAAATATATAGTCAACTTTTAGGATAGGCTATGCCATCACTATTCAATCTCAAAGATATTCGTTATGTGAAAGATGAGTTTAGAAAATTTAAGAACGTTTCCGATAATTATTCAACTGATGTTTTAAAATATCCAATTGATGTTGGGAGTGCCGATAAAGGGCACTATATGTTGATTCATATAAACACTCAAGAAAAATCAAGTTATGTTTCTAATTTAGATCCCAGCAATCTTCCTTCCATATTCAAAAGTAAAAATCGAGTAAGCGTTGGCGGAAACATAGGAAATGTTCTGGATAGTCTTGGCGCATGGGCTGGCGGAACCGTAGGTGAGTTGAGAAAAAATGTAGAGTATTCTGAGTACGACGCCGCAACTTGGGGAACAAAAGTAGACGCTCAAACTTCCGTTGGTAAAGCCGCATTAAATTTGATTTCTCAGTCATCCAAAATTACTGATAATGCTTTAATTAGAAATATTACACAGGGTGTTTCTGGTGCTTTGACTGAAAGTCCACTTAGTAATGTGAATTTTTTGAGAACGATAAAAAGAACGAAAGATAGTATCGCTCTTTACATGCCTGATACGCTCGCGTTTTCTCACGATCAACAATACAGCGGTTTGGAAATGGGCGGAGAACCAATAGCGGGATTCTCTTCATTGGGATCGATCATTTCAGATTATTCGCGCGGAAGAATAGATGAACGACAATTAACGACTAACTTATCTCCATTTATTGGGGTTGCAGCCAGAAATGCTCTAGAGTCTTTTGGGCGCAATTCAGTTCAAGCGATTTTCGCAAGTGCTTTTGGTGTTGTTCAAAATCCAATGATGGAGTTGATTTATACCAAACCTAGTTTTAGGTCATTTAGATTCGATTTCGTTTTTAATCCTAGAAGTGAAAAAGAGGCTTTTGAGGTTTATAAAATAATACAGAGATTATATTTTCATCAAGCTCCTGAACTTGCAGAAGGTACTGCTGGTTATTTTTTAGTTCCTCCCTCCGAATTCGATATTGAATTTTTCTATAATGGTTTTCAAAATCCAAATATACCCAAAATATCCACTTGTGTATTGACGAATATAAATGTAGATTATGCTCCTTCCGGTTTTACTGCATATGAAGTCCCTTCGGATGCAAGCGAACCAAAACCAGGAAGAACAGGTAGCCCAGTCAGCATACGAATGACCTTATCATTCACCGAAACTGAAATTGTTACGAAAGCCGACTATGATAAAAGAAGGGAAAATAATTATAGTGAAAATGGACCAGAGTCAGCTAGAGGAACCGGAACTGTTGGAGGCGTATAATGGCAAAATTTTTTAATTATTTTCCCAAAACTATTTACAATCAAGGTGATTCCAGTAGTTTAGACTCTGTTACAAATCTGACAATAAACTTTTCTTTTGATAAAAATATATTAGATAACTCAGTTCTTTATTATGAGTATGATGTTCAAGATGGGGAAACGCCCGAAATAGTTGCTCATAAAGTTTACGGATCTTCAGAAAAACATTGGTTAGTTTTGAAAATGAATGACGTTTATGATGTTAAAAATGATTGGGTTTTAGACTATACCTCATTAGTAGAATCGATTAATTTGAAATATTCGAATGTAGCAATTTCTTTCGGTCAGACAGGTATTCAATGGGCAAAAGCGAATACTCACTCTTATTATTTAATAGAAACTAGAACCCTTACTGAAAGTGGTGAAAAGACTGTAGACGAAATACAGATCGATGCTAATACATACTCTAATGTATCTGTTTCATCAAATAATTATATTTTACCTGATTCAAATCCAATTACTGTTTCTATCAATAAAAAATCAAAAACATACTACGAATATGAACTTGAAGAGAACGAAAAGAAACGAAGTATAAAGATTTTGAAATCTGAGTATATCGCTCCTATAGAAACCGAGTTTCGTGAGATTATGAAAGATGGATAAAAGAGTTGTTCAGTCTACACAATATACTACTAAAAAATTAAGCATAGTCTCTAAGATAGGTGAGATTGATATCACTGGAATTTTTGAAGAGATTAATATTTACGATAGTATTTTATATCCGTGTATGAACGGAACAGTCATCATTTCTGATTCTATAGGGCTATCAGACAAACTTTCGTTCGACGGATCTGAAACAATCGTAATCGAAATGGGAAAAACCTCTGATGCTGGCATTTTGAAGAAATCATTTCGAATTTATAAACAGGGGCCTAGAACCTCTGCTAATATGTCTTCAGAATCTTACATGCTATATTTTATTTCTGAAGAATTTATTCTGTCTCAACTATTGAAGTTGCGAAGATCGTATAAAGATACTTACTCTAAAATGGTAAGTAATATATTAAAAGAATACTTGCAGATTGAAGATGCCTCGATTGGTATGATTGAACAATCACTCGGAAATAGAATTATGGTTTTTCCGAGCTTATCACCTTTTGATGCAATAAATCTTTGCAGCAGAAGAGCAGTTAATTATATAAATTCACCGACTTTTTTATTCTTTGAAAATAAGTTTGGTTATAATTTTGTTACCACATCTACATTATTAGGCTCGAAGGAATCTTTTACTATTAATTTTCAACCAAAAAATTTGAAAGATGATAGATTCGAATTGTATGGCGCAAGACACTACGAAGTTGTTTCACAGTTTGATTTAAACAAGAATATCACTTCTGGAGTTTATGGATCTCGTTACATTGGATTTGATACTAGTAATAGATCACTTGTAGTTAAAAATATAGATTTTTCTAATACTTACGAACTCAGTGAACATGCAAACAAAATGCCTAATATAGGACTTATTACAAATAAACTTGGTAAAATTACAACCGCATATGATGCGAAAGTTGTATTTCAACCGACGAATGTCTTAGATCAAACCAGTTCGTGGACAAAAGAAAAAGATCCATACTCGATAGATGTTTCTGATGACAACTATAATTATCTCGTTCAGAGAGAAGCGTTATTCCGAAATTTAATGTCAAAAAGAATTCGTGCTGTGATGCCTGGAAATTTCGATTTAACTTCAGGACTGACAGCTAATCTAATTGTGCCTAAACGAGGTGAGAAAGCAGTATCGGAAAATATTGAAGATAAATCCTTAAGTGGTAAGTATTTGATTATCGCAGCAAGACATATTATAAATTATCAAAAACATGAAACCGTTATTGAAGTTGCAACAGACTCCAATAATCGAGATGCAGTCTATACGAGTACAAATTTACAAAACGAATCATTAGAAATTTATTGAGATAAAAATGTACATTGCTAATAATTTAGATCCCAATTTTGCTGGACTTAATTGGCACACATGGTTTGTTGGAAGAGTTGTTGATGTATTCGACCCAAGCCAAAAGGGAAGAATTCGAGTACGTTGTTTTGGTTTTCATTCTTTTAATGTAACCGAATTGCCAACGGAACACTTACCGTGGGCTGAGCCTATTAATCCAAATTCTGGTATAAGAATAAATCTTTCCGATATCGTTATTGGTTATTTTTCGGATAGAGATAGACAGAAGCCTATAGTATATGGCGTGATTGAAGGTATTTGGAATGGAGAAGATATTACCGCAGAGTTGACTGAAGAACAAATAGATAAGTTGCCCGTGACCGCAAAAAATATTTTCACAAAAACCAAGGGTGAATCTACAGTCAATTTTCTTGCGAGGGGAAAAGTTGAGGGAACTTCAGTTAATGTAGCCAACAATACACGAACTCATATTTGCGACATATCCGGACCGATGAGAAATGCTGCTGGTTGGATCAGAGTCAAATTTAGCGAATTTATGACTTTTATTCGTAATGGTATTAGAGCCATTTTGAATGCTTTGGGTTTTCAACCAGATGGGGTTTCTTCTAGACTTAAACAGATAGCGGAGAGTGTTGCACGAGAAGCAAAAAGACTAAGAAAGTTTTTAAATGATGTTAATCTAGGACTGCAAGCAATTAATAATTTTATTCGACAGGTGAATCAAATGATTGAATGGATACTTTCTCTTCCACAAAAATTGATAGCACTTTTAGCCGATTGCCTTGCTGAATTAAGAAGAGCCCTGTCTTTAAGTTTCGCTGAGTTGTTTAAATCGTCTACTCCTGGCGGCGGTTCGCTAAGTGCGATATCACAAATCGCAGGAGAAGTTAAACAAACTTTCGACGCTGCAATCGAAACAACTGGTAATCTTCTTTCAACTGCTACGAACGCAGCAACGACTTATGCAGCAGCAACATCAGCAGTAAATTCCGTAAAGGGAATTAAACTATAATGACAACAAAACCTGATAAAGATTATTCGTGGACTGAGCCTGAATCCGAAGCAAGTGTAGAAAATCCACCTCAGTATCCGTTCAATGATGCGAAAGTAACACTTTCTGGACACTCATTCGAACTCGATGATACGAAAGGTCGTGAAAGAATTCGTTTGCAGCACGGTGGTGCTAAGACTGAAGGAAAAGGAACTTTCTTCGAAATGCAATCAAATGGTGATATGGTAACAAAAGTTATTAAAGATAACTATCATATTATCGCAGGAACAAATAATGTTTTAATAAAAGGTGTATGCAATATAACGATTGAGGGAGATTCTGTAGTTCATGTCAAGGGAGATAAGTACGAAAGAGTTGATGGTAACTATTATCAAGAAGTTCGAGGAAACTATACGCAAACTGTTGTAGGTGAAACTACACTAACTTCACTTTCTGAAATGTCTCTGAATTCTGGAAACCCAGAAGGATTGATTCCTGATGGAACGATTAATCTTCGTGCTGGCGATTTAGTCTATATTGATAGCGATCTTCAAGTTGCTGGATCTATAGTTGCCGATATGGTTACTGCGATTACCAAAGTCAATGGTGGAACACAGGTCACTGCTGGACCTCTCGGGTTTGTATCCGAATCTGGCGGTTTGGCAGTAGGGTCACCAATAGCAAGACCTCTAACTGTAGATGCTGCGGTATCCGTAAACTCCCCTTTAATCAATGGTTCAATAGTTAAAGATGCAACGGGAACAATGATGATGATGAGATTACAATTCAATTCGCATATTCATAAAGTTCCAAAAGGTATTTCATCAACACCCCTGAGAAAAATGATATAGAATGGCAAACATATTCACTTCTAGATTAAATTTTAATTTCGACAAAACTAAATTTGGCGATGCTATAGTTTTAAGCCAAGATACGAAAGATTTTTTAAACACAAAACCTATAGTTCTTACAGATTGGCAAATATCTGATTTAGCAAATTCTAATGTAGCAACATCTGGAAATTATTATAAAAATCCTGTATTGAACGTATCGAATCAATTACGAGCCAATGTTTATAATTTAAAAAATGTTTTTCTTAGAATAGACCAGTATGACAATATGGTCCAAAGTGCAAATATAATATCTGTTGCTGCTAATTTAATTATTCAAATTGATGCATTCAAATCTCATACGGATAATATTTCTGGCATTCAATCGGCTGATGCCACCGTTACCGAAGATACTTATTCGAGCGTAGAATTTCCAGATTATGATAAATCAATTGCTCTCGGAAAAGATTTGGTGATGCTTTTAAATGCCACAGATGGTATTTTAGATGCTTCTCCAGCCTTAGGAAGTATGACAAGCTTGTTTATTGAAAGTGATATACGAGCAAATAACAATACGATTTTTACGTATATTGCTACTGCAAATAATACTATAAGATCCGGAACAATTTATGTTGGGGATCCTCCCGCTCCAGCGACCGGAAACATATCAAATATTTCTCAAGCAGTCGCTAATTCAATTCTTGAATCACTAAATGTTGCTAATACTTTAATTGCGGGTAGAAGAGAATCGGATTGGTTTTATTATAGAGAAGGATTAGAATTATTACAGGATTACGATAAAGTAACTAGATTGGAAGATGTTGGGCAAACTCAAGAATATTTAATCAAGAATTTAGTTGGTACTCAAGAATATATCGATAAAATCTCGGCAAACACATAATAAATAAACAATGGCAACAATAGTCGCAAAAACAACAAGAACATATAAAGATTTGGACTTGTCATTCACGAAACATCCCGTAAAAAAGGATGTAAATAAGCACGTGGATGAGATGGCAGTTATCAATTCTGTAAAAAATTTAATTCTTACAGATCATTACGAAAGACCGTTTAGACCAGAAATTGGTTCAAATGTAAAACGTATGCTATTTGAGCCAATGGATGGAATAAGCTCATCGTTGCTCGAAAGAGAAATTCGTCAGGTTTTAGAAAATTTTGAACCTAGGGTTTCTGTTAAAGAAGTGTCCGTTTCTCCGAACTATGATGAAAATGCTTATTCTGTTGGTATGACTTTTTTGATTATGAATATGTCCGATCCTGTAACAATACAATTCTTTTTAGAACGAGACAGATAACATGGCTGACCGTTTAACAGTAACAGATTTAGATTTCGATACAATTAAAACAAATCTGAGAAACTTTCTTAGACAACAAAGTGAGTTTCAAGATTATGATTTTGAGGGGTCGGGTTTAAATATTCTACTCGATGTTTTAGCATATAATACGCACTATAATGCATACTATTTAAATATGGTAGCAAACGAATCATTTTTAGATAGTTCGGTTCTTAGAAATTCTGTAGTTTCGCATGCTAAAAAGTTGGGATATGTTCCAAGGTCTTCGACCGCGCCAACCGCAATCATTCGAGTTGTTGTTGAGACGGGAAATAGTTCTCCAGGCACATTATCTTTACCGAGAGGGTATGTTTTTCTTTCTTCACAAATAGACGGAGTATCTTATCGTTTCGTAACTCTTGATGCATATTCTGCAACAAAAGTTGGAACGACTTATACGTTCAATAATGTAAAAATATATGAAGGTCAGTTTTCGTCTTACAGTTATGTAAATAGTTATACATCAAATCCAAAACAGTTATTCGTCGTTCCGTCCGATAAAGTGGATACTTCTACTTTAAGAGTAAGTGTTAGACAGTCTACTGCAAATACTCAAACTGAGGTTTATGATAGAGCGGAAGACATTTTAAATATCACTGCGAATTCGAAAGTTTATTTTTTACAAGAAGGAAGAAACGGTCGTTATGAAGTTTATTTCGGGGATGATGTTATTGGTAAAAAAATACCCGATGGAGGCGTAGTAAATTTAGAATATCTTGTTACGAATTCTGATATAGCTAATCAAGCAAATAATTTCATTTCAACAGCAAGTATTGGTGGATTTACCTCGATTGCAGTAAATCCGATTAAAGCGGCATCTGGCGGAACAATAAGAGAAACCGTTGAACAAATTAAATTTGCTGCTCCACTCTCATTGTTATCACAAAATAGAGCGGTGACAAAGAATGATTATATTCGTTTAATTCAACAAAAATATCCAACCTTCGAAGCAGTAAATGTTTGGGGTGGAGAAGAAAATGACCCTCCAGTATATGGAAAAGTTTTTGTTTCTGCTAAACCTAAACAGGGTTTTGAAATTACTCAAACAGAAAAAGATTTTGTAAGAGAAACCGTACTGAAGCCGATTAGTATTTTGACGGTTACACCTGAGATAATTGACATAGACTATAATTATCTTAAAGTGACTTCTACTGTTTTTTATGATGCGACTAAAACTACTCAATCGAATGAAGATTTTAAGAATTCTATACGCACAGTTATATTAAATTATTGCAACACTAATTTAAATAAATTCAATTCATATTTTAAATACTCAGGTCTTGAAACCTCAATCGATTCATATAGTAATTCGATAGTTTCAAATGAGGTCGAATTATTTGTTGCGAAGAAGTTTAGACCAGTTCTCGGTCAATCTGATAGTTATGTTTTAGATTATGGATTCGAACTAGCGCGAGGAACAACGAACGATAACTTTTATTCATCACCAGATTTCACTGTCGTTGATGAAGAAGGAGTTTCGAGGCAGTGTTTCTTTGAAGAAATACCTTCTTCATTCACTGGACTTGAGGCTGTGACGGTAACAAATCCTGGCTATGGATATACTTCTACTCCAACCATAAACATTATCGGTGATGGAGAAGGCGCAACAGCGGTAGCAACAATAGTTAACGGTAAACTTTCTAAAATAGAAGTAACAAATCCTGGGGTTGGTTATACTACCGCAGCAATTCAAGTTGTAGGTGGTGGCGGATATCTTGGCGCAGCAACCGCAGTATTAGAAGGAAGATATGGCCAAATAAGAATTTCATATTTCAAAACAGATGCAATCAGCAGTCAAAGCACGAAAGTGGTAATTAATCGAAATCGAAACAACGGTATCACAGGAACAATCGATTATGTTCTAGGTAAAATATACATAAATGATTTTTATCCTACTGCCGTAAACAATTCTTTCGGTGATATTATGGTTCACATAAAACCTAAAATAAATATCATTCAATCTAAATTGAATCATATGTTAGTTTTAGATGCAGACGATTCTTCAAGCATAACAGTTAAGACAGTTACAGTTTAATGGATACTTTTAAATTATCATCGTCAGTTAATAAACAACTTCCAGAGTTTGTTAGAAGTGACTACCCTTTATTTGTCACTTTTTTGGAAAAATATTATCAATGGCTTGAATTAAACAATAATCCTCATTACGAAATAGATGCTCTTCGTGATGCGAATGATATTGACGAAGCAGATTCTTTTTATATCGATAAGTTAAGAAATGATTTGTTACCATATTTTCCTAAAAATGTAGTAGCAGATAAACGATTATTTTTAAAACTTATAACAAGTTTTTATAAATCTAGTGGAACGCAAGAATCCGTCAAGTTTCTTTTTAAAGCACTTTATAATGATGATATCGAAATTTATTATCCAAAAGAAGAAATATTAATTGCTTCTGATGGTAAATGGGTTCTTCCTTTAGCACTTCGAATTGATACGAATGATAACAACATCTTCAATATCGAGAAATGTCTTCTTCAAGGCGAAACCTCTAAAGCAACTGCTATTGTAGAAAAAGTAATTCGTTCAATTGATAGACAATTAGGTGTTTCATACATTGAAGTTTATATCTCGAATGTAGAACGACTTTTCGCAACAGGTGAAACTTTAACCGCAACCTATATTGATTCGATTACAGGATTACCTGTAACAGTATCAGGACGATTGATCGGTTCACTTTCAGAAATAAAAGTCGACCCAAATAATCGGGGTCTCTTTTATCGAGGCTATGAACCAGAAAACAACTATGATGGCGATCCTTTAAGTATTGTCGGTGGATTAAATCCTGACTCACCAAATCCTATCGGTGCCGTTGCTTATGTTGGGCAAACGACAAAAGGATCTATAACAGACATAGTTGTTGAAAAAGGAGGTTTTGGATTTAGAAGTATTCTAGATTATCCCAAATCTTCTATATTAGATTTTCGGGGTGGTTTCGAAAGCGTTTCTTTTGGACAAGAAGCTAAAGCAAATATAAGTTTGATAGATGATGATATTTACAGAGTAATGAATTTATCGAGCACTCTTGTATCTGAAATATCTACTGGGTCTAATATTACTTTACCTGGAACCGCGAATGTTAGTATTTCCGAAAATGTTGTGCGTGGTAGCGGAACATATTTCACTTCAAATTTGTCAGTGGGGGATGCAATTTATATCGGAAGCAATCTTGCCGAAGTTACTATTATAACGAGCGATACTGTTTTAAATGTAACAAGCAATTTTGCCGCAACCGGAAATAATATCACCATCATGAAAGCTGGTGGTACGATAGCCAATATTAGATCTAGCACAATAAATTCTATATCTTCTTTTGCAACAATTAATGTTCATCCTATTTCCTTTATCACATTAGATGGTTCGGGCGGTGGATATAGAAGTAAACCTATCGTTGAAACGTTTAGTTTTTATAATGAAGAATCTGATGACGATTTAATTTTGAATAATGTAAACGTTGTAAAAGGCACTTCAATCATAGCAAATAATGCGACTTCAACCGGCAATTTACCGTCATTAATTGAAGCCGGTGATTATGTTCGAATCGTATATCTCTCATCATTATCTGGTGCACAGATTGGTGAAGAAGTTCGTGAATTGTCATTTGTAGATACGAACACTTTGTATTTCAGTCAATCTTTCGCAAATGATGTTGTAGCTAGAGTTTTCAAAATAAATCGAAGAGATTTATATAAACTTGGTTCTATCGGAACAATCAAGATAAACACTGGAGGTTCGAATTATTCGGATGGTGATATTTTAGTATTTACTGGAGGTAGTGGTTACGGAGCTAACGGTTATGTGAATGTTAACGGAAGCGGAGCAATCGTTTCGGTCACAATCAACAATCACTCATCTAATGCTTATGTAATTGGCGGAGAAGGTTATACGAGAGATTCATTACCTGTTATTACGGTACAGTCTGCATCTGGTACTGGGGCTAACTTAACGGTTTCGGAAATCACAGGAGACGGAGAATCTTATGCACTTACGACTTCCCGAGTTGGAGCAGTATCTTCAATACGAGTCATAAGTTATGGTTACGACTACGTATCTGCACCAAATGTTTCTCTAAGAAATGCAGATATTGTTACATATAATATTACTGAGGGTTCTCTTTTTGTATCTAATTCATCAATTTATCAGGGTGCATCAAATACAAACTTTACATTTAAAGCAACAGTGGATTCTTATAATCCGACGACTGGATTGCTCAGAGTTTTTGATTATCTTGGATCCATAAACCTTCAGGCTAGAATTCTGTATGATAGTGAAACAGAATTGAATGCAGTCAGTGCTTTAGCTTCATCGTTTAGCCCTTATGGTGATGGAAATGCGAAAGCGACCGCCAAATTCGAAAACGGGTTGATTCGTTATCCAGGCATATACTTGAATACCGACGGACAAGTAAGTTCAGATAAAAAACTGCAAGACGGAGAAAAATATCACAATTTCTCCTATGTTCTAAAAACAAAGACTGATTATGCAGACTTTAAGAAACCTCTTGGCGATCTCGTTCACCCGATAGGAACAAAAACTTTCGTTGTTAGAAATGTAGATCATTCTGAAGTTTTAGATACTACAAATGTTTCGAATTTCATAACAATAACAAGTTTACTGGATACATTTAATATAGCAGTCAATTCGAATACGATAGTTTCGACTAATGTAACTGCAAATCTGTTAGCACAAGTAAATGTTGGAGATACGATTCTTCTATCGAATGTTCATCGAACGCTACAGAATACGGTAAACGTTACTTCCGGTTCAAATGTTCTTACTGGAATAGCAAACAATGTCAACTTTATTAATGATTTACAAGAAGGTGATGTAATTTACTTGTCGACCGGTAATACAGTACAAATTCAATCGGTAACAAACTCTAATTTTGCAATACTGAACACCACAATCAATGTCACTTCAACTACGGTAACTGCAAATCTCGTTTATTCTGAGATTGCAATAGCAAATTCTATTAATGCGAATACGATCATAACGACTACAAACTTTAGGTCTAATGGGTACAATTTGAGTGCAACCGTTCAAAAAGTTAGATAAATAAAAATATGCCATCTCTCATAACAAAAAATTTCAAAATAACCTTAGCCAAACAAGTATATAATTTACTTGAAGTTGGTGCAAATTCCTATCTTCCGACTGATAGAAAGTCATATGTTTATGCGGTAATAGGAAAACAACTTCCGTGGAATACCGGAACAGAAGTTGCTCCAGTTCCAACAGAATCTATTACTGCATTAAATGATTATTACAAAAGATCAATTTATGCAAAACAACTCTCAATAGAAAACGCTTCTTTAGTTGTTCCCAGAATTAATTGGACATCCAATACTGTTTATAATAATTATCAATCAAATACAAATTTTTATGTTTTGAATAGTAAAGATCAGGTTTTTAAATGTTTATTTAATAATGGTGGTGTTGCTTCGACAGATCAGCCAGAACTTACGCTTTCCACAACTTCATTAGAAGAACCTTTCGTTCAAACTTCGGATGGTTACAAGTGGAAATATCTGATGACATTATCGACACTTCAGAAGCAAAAATTTTTAACTTCCGAGTGGATGCCAGTCGTATATAATAAATTCGTTCGTGCAGCAGCCGAGCCAGGTTCTATTGATATCGTTACAGTAACTAATTCTGGTAATAATTACACTAATGGAACAACCCAAGATATTATAACTATCGATGGAGACGGAACAGGTGCAATTTTAAAAGCCAATGTCTCAAATAATAGGGTACAAAATATAATTATACAGAATCGCGGAACGAATTACACTTATGCAAATCTATCGTTTTCTGATGTTTCCGGTGGCGTAGGAACGGGTGCTGCTGCTACAGTATTGATTGCCCCGACTGATGGGCATGGTTATGATCCAGTATACGAATTAGGTGCTTCGACTATACTATTTACAGTAGAATTTGCAGAAAGTGAATCTTCTTCTTTACCAACAAATAACGACTTCAGAGAAATATTTTTAGTACAGAATCCTCAGATATATGGATCTACTACTTTAGCATCATCCACTGCATATACTTTATATACGAGAGTGAAAGTTTCTCCTGGTGTCGGTGACTACAATACTGATGAAATCGTTTATCAAGGCGATTCTTATGCTTCATCAACTTTTTCTGCCGAAGTTATTTCATTTGATAGTGTTTTAAATTTACTATATTTGAATAATGTAAAAGGAACTTTACAGGAAAATAAAACAATCTGGGGTCTATCGTCAGGTTCTATTAGAGTCGTAAATTCATTTTTAAATCCTACTCTAAAACCTTACTCCGGAAAGATATTATACATATCTGATAAATTACCAATAACAAGAGATGCATCTCAAACAGAAAGAATTCGTTTTGTATTGAGTTTTTAAACGAGGAATAAATGACAACTCTTTTCAATTACGACCCATATTACGACGATTTTGACGAAAATAAAAACTTTTTACGAGTTTTATTTCGTCCAGGCTATTCCGTACAAGCTAGAGAACTAACTCAACTACAAACGATTTTAGCCAATCAAATTGAAAAGTTCGGGAATCATATTTTTAAAAATGGAAGCCCAATCATCGGTGGAAAAATTTCTCTCGATAGAAAGGCAAATTATATTGTATTAGAAACTCAGTATAATGGTATTGATATAGCACCAAGTCAATTTTTAGATAAAACTATTGTTTCTTTTGGTGGATCTAAGTCTGCTGTTGCTAAAGTTATTGCGGTAGACACTTCGGCTACAAATCCGGTTCTTGTCATTAAATATTTGAGCGGTGATCGTTTTGCGGAGAGTGAATCATTGCGTATCCGCGGACAAGATATTTTTGCAACACTAAAGAGCACTTCGGCAACTGGAGGTTCTTTCGTTGCAAGCATTCAAGAAGGTGTCTACTATTTTAAAGGGCAATTTGTAAAAGTTATTCCTCAATTTTTAGTTATTGAAACTTATTACCGTATAGGAAATAGTTCTACGATCAATGCTAAACCTTCTTATAAAATTGGCGTTGAGTTTGAAGAAAACATCGTTGACGAAATCGATGACGTTTCTCTTTTAGACCCTGCTCAGGGAGCATTCAATTACCAAGCTCCTGGTGCAAATCGTTTTCAAGTCATAACAAGACTATCAAAAAGAACTATTGATTCTTCAGATATTTCTACCTTCTTCGAAGTTATTCGTCTTGTAGATGACGTTAAAACGAAAGAGATAGAGTATCCTGTTTACAGCGAAATCGAAAAAACATTAGCTAGAAGAACATATGATGAGTCAGGAAACTATACTGTAGATCCTTTCGTAATTGCGATTGAAGAGGGTGATGTAGCTAATGGAAAATTTAGCGCAATTCTTGATCCTGGAAAAGCATATGTTTCAGGATATGAATTTCAAACTATCGCTCCCACCACACTTTCTTTAGATAGAGGTAGATCGGTAGCGAATGCAGCCAATTACGATTTACCTACGAACTATGAAAGCTCAATAGTTGTCGAAAACGTATTCGGTGCTTTAGACATAACTACGTATCCAAGTTTAGATATTCATTGCGTAGCTCAAGATAAAGTTAATAATTCATCCCAAAGCGAGTATAACGAAACTAAGATTGGATCATTAAACGTTTCTATGCTTCGTTATAATGATTCGACAGATCGAACATTAGGAAATACGTATTCATTAACTGTAAATGTGTTTAACGCAAATACTATTCCATTATTGGGAACCCTTCCCGCATCAGGATCATCTACAACAACAATAGCTCTTCCAACAACATTAACACCTAATGTTGTAAATGCCTATGCAAATATGTACTTTCAAATTACTGATGGATTGGGAACAGTCGTATCGCCGATTTTAATTACAAGTTCAAATTCGGCTACAATTAATCTTTCTTCTGCACTACCTTTCATACCTGCATCGAATACTGTTCAGATAAAAACCGATTTTAAATCAGCAAGATCTTTGATTGCAAATAGCGGATCGGGTGTTACTTTTGCTGGTGATATTAATTCCGATTCTATACAATCTTCTACCGGATATGCATTCATAACTGAACCTCAGAGAACAAGTAAAATATTTGAAGTTCCTTTTGCCGCAATTAAAGCTGGAACAATCTCGGATATGAATTTGTATGGCAGAAAAGCATATAAAGATAAAACCTCGGATGCTGGTGGCTTAATAACAATTAGCGCGTCAGGAACCGATACCTTTGCATTTTCTCCAGGAAGCGGAACTATTTCAGATAGTTTAATTACTGAAAATATTTTAGCATTTGTAAGAACTGATTCCGTTTCCGATTCAGCAAGCGGAATCTTTCCTGGAAGAATATTAGCACTTGCTAATAATAACTTTACTGTAACTTCTGTTTCGACACAATCTTTTACGATAGATTTGAATGTTTCTGGTGTCAAATTAGATTTGTATATTACAACAAAAATAAATGCAGCAAACAATTCCACTACTGGCGCAATAAGAGGAAAACAATTAATACCTTTGACTTCTGGTGCCAATTTGCATGCTAAAGTTCCTTATGAAATGGGAGGCGCCAATACTCTAGAAGATGCTAATACTGTGACAAATACTTCATTTTCTGGTGGAATGGTATTTGAAGATATAGGCGCTACAAATTTCACTTTGATTTCTACTCTCGTAAAACTTAGAACACCAGGAGTTTCTGTCAGCCTTCAAGTTCCTGATGTAATCGAAATCGTAAGAATTACAGACTCGCAAAATCTCTCTGCAAACGTAACAACCGCAATGTTAAGTAATGATTCTTATGATGTTACCAGAAATTATGAATTTGATACTGGGCAAAGAAAAACTCACTATGATCATGCCACTATTAAACTTAAAAGAGGTGTGTCGCCACCAAGAGGAAGAGTTTTTGTTCAATACAAATATCTAAAACATAGTGCGGCCCCAAGTCCACAAAATAATGGATTATTTACAGTAGATTCTTATCTTAAAACTGGTTCTAATTTTACCTACGATCAGATTTTTTACTACAATAATACGGAAGACGGAAAAATAGTCCCACTTCGCTCCGCATTTGATTTCAGACCCACAAGAGCAATCGGTGGAACTTCTCTATCTGGAGCAGTAAATCCTGAGCCATTAGAAAATATATCAATGGATTTTGATTATTATTTGGGAAGAATTGATCATATCGTTATTAAACCTTCTAGAGAATTTGCTATAGTTCAAGGCAAATCAGCAGTAAATCCAATACCTGCAACCGTAGGTACTGATGATATGATTCTTTATACTTTGTATATTCCTCCTTATACTGATACTGTAGAATTAATTCGAGCAGATTTTAAAAACCATCGTAGATATACGATGAGAGATATTGACAGAATCGAAAATAGATTAAAACAATTAGAATATTATGTCACATTAAATGCCCTTGAAAAAGATACATTATCATTAAAAATTCTTGATGCTAATGGTCTTGAACGTTCGAAATATGGTATTTTCGTTGATAATTTTTCTACAAAAGATCTTCAAGCAAGTCGAGAAGAAGTCGGATATGATAATCGCAATCTTGTAGAAAACGGTGAACTTAGACCTGCTTCTTTAATGAGAACGGTTAAACTATTTTCTAATACTTCATTAAGTTCAGGATCTACGAAGTTTAATGGAGTCGGGGATAAAAAAGTATTAACTTTAAGTTATACTACAACCGAATTAACGAGACAACAATTTGCGACAAAAGAAGTGGTCGTAGCAGGAGCATTATTCGCAAACTTTAAAGGAGTGATGCAATTATCTCCTGAATTTGAAGGTGATGTTGATACGAGTTCGTCCGCTAGAGTAGTTTTAAACTCCACTCAAGGTTTAAATCAAGCATTTACCGCAATTAATAATTTAATTCAATATCAAGCACTAAACAATACTGATTGGATATTGGATAGAAATAATCCTTTTGCACAAATATCAAGCCAAGATTGGTTCCAACAAAGAGTTGCAACATCATCAACCGAACGTCAAATAGTTGATTTCAACAACGGTATCGTAATTGACGGAAGAAGATCTGGTGTTTGGGAATCCGCCACAACTACTACCGTCAACAACGTAGTAGCTGCTGGAACACAGATTACAGGAAGACAGTTTACAACCTCCGCTTCACAAGTTGAAATGGGATCGTTTATTACCGATTTGGCTATTCGCCCAAATATGAAACAAACGGGCATCTTATTTAATGCCCAGAAGTTAAGACCAAATACGACATTTTATCATTTCTTCGATGGAGTTAATGTTGATGATTCTATATGGCTTCCAAACGAAGTAACTCTGACAACTACTACAGGAGGAAGTACGGTAGGATTACCTAAATTTATTCCTGGTGAAAGAGTTTTCATTTACAATAATACTACTACATTAAATCAACACATAGCTTCTTATAGAGCTAATCCAGGAAATACAGGTATTGGTTTTGCTTCCGCAGGGTTTAGCGAATCTTCTTCGAATACCGCGACTATATTCACTCAATATGATATGAACGGTTTGTACTTATATGGTGTTGAATCTGGTCGTTCATTTCAAGTTTCATCGGTCAAACATCGAGGTGGGTACGGATTAGTAGTAGGTAATACAATCGTTCTTGGCGACTCTACTTCAGGTTTGTACGGAGGGTCTACCAGAGATTCCTCAAGTGTTGATGATTATTATAATGGAAATACTATTAATGTCTTGATGACAAGCGTTTCTGATCCTACTACTTGGATCAATGAACAGTTTACAATCACCGATTATGTTGGATCAACAAGAACTGCCACATTGAGTGGAACACCAAGCAAAGCAGGCAAATTTTTATATTCTATCGGACAAAATAAAACAGATTCACTAGGTCGTTTATCTGCTTACTTTTTCTTACCTCCAAGAACTTTCCTTTCGGGACAAAGAACACTTAGAGTTACCGAATCATTTAATAATACGTATGATGCCGATGCAATTTCTTTTGCAGAAGCGGTTTATACGTCTTCAGGAATAAATGTAAAGAAAACTACTCTCGTGGATACAGTTTTAACTGTCGGAGTAGAAAATAGAATATTGGGTCGTACAACAAGCGATAGAACAATCTCTTCGACCACAAGAACAGATACTTCTAGCTTCCAAGTAGGACAAATAGTTACTGCTGAACCTACAGTGCAAGATTTAGGAGGTAACGCCGGAGGTGATGGTGGCGGTGATGGTGGATCGGATCCTTTAGCGCAAACCTTCTTTGTTGATGAGTCTGTTTATCCGAATGGTATATTTTTAGATAGTGTCGATCTTTTCTTTAAAGCTAAAGATGATTCTAACTTGCCAGTAACGGTTCAGATTAGACCTACAGTGAATGGAACACCAAGCGCAGATTTTTGGTACCCCGAGTCTGTGTCTGTTCTTTATCCTTCAGATATCAAAACGTCTCAGTTACCTCCTTCTTTCACAAATACAGCAGCAACAACTAACTTCAAGTTTTATTCTCCAGTGTATTTAAAACCTGGATTATATGCCGTAGTAATTATTACAGATTCTCCAGACTACTCGGTTTGGGTTGCGGAGAAAGGAAAAATTACTGTTAATAATGAAACGGTTTCTCGTCAACCTCACATCGGAACATTATATAAATCACAAAATACGATGGAATATGTTCCTTATATTAATGAAGATTTGATGTTCAGACTTAATAGATGCTCTTTTAATACAAGTGCACCAGCAGTTTTCGTTTTCGATAACGAGAAACCTGGGACCAATTATCCGAATCTATTAACTGATCCAAACTTAAGTTATAACGTAGATAGACTGAGACTTTTGACGAATGAAATAACTAACTTCACAAACGGAGTTGCTTTATCAAAATATTCGATAATTACTAAATTAGCTAACGGATTTGCAGAAACGGATTATGAAGATATTTCGCCCGATGAAGTATATGAATATGGACAATCACAAAAATATGCAATAGGAAACAGAAGAAGAAAGATCACAAACGCTGGCGATTTTAAAGTCAAATTAACTCTTTCTACCATAAGCAATCATGTTTCTCCTGTAGTTTCTGTTCAAAATCTATATTTGAATGTTTGGGAAAATTTCGTAGATAATGCAGAAATAAGTTCCGAAGATTTTACCATAATCGATCAGGGTGAAGGATACACTAATGCGAATAGCGTCATTGTTGTAAGTTCGAGTGGAACATCCGCGAATGCGAATACGCAAGTAGATGCTAATGGAAATATTCTGTCGATTTATGTTACCTCAGGTGGATCTGGTTACACAGACGATTTTTATATAACATATCCCGATACAGGTAATGATGCAAACGTTTCTTCTAATGCATCGATAGTTATTAATAGCGAATTTGATCCATCTGGTGGACCAAGCGAAGCTCGTTATATTACGAAACCAATTGTTTTAGCTGATGGTTTTGATTCCGGCGACTTAAAAGTTTATCTTGCGGCGAATAAGCCTCAAGGAACAGAAGTTCATGTGTACTACAAATTATTAAGTCAATTTGATGATACCGCATTTAAAGATAGACCATATCAAAAAATGACATTAATAAATCCGAGTGCAGTTGCTTCAAAAACCGCAACTGAGTTTACAGAATATGAATATAGACCTTCTGCAACAAATAGTTATGTAACCTATACCTCCGATTCTGGCGTTACATATGATACGTTTAAAACCTTTGCAATTAAAATCGTATTGACTTCTTCTGATCCTGCTGTCGTTCCAAGAGTCAAAGATTTGAGAGCTATTGCATTGCCCGCGGAGTAATCTATGAGAGTTAAAGTAGAAGGCACCAACTTCGTAAAAGATATGAATACTGGTGCCCTTTTAATGACTTCGAAGACCGCTATTATAGAAAATGAAGCTAGAAAAAGAATGGGGGAAAGGCTTCGCGGCAAAGATGATGAGATAAATAATCTTAAAATCAAGGTTGATGATCTTTCTTCGGATATGAAAGAAATAAAAAATCTTTTAAACTCATTGTTGAAACAGAGTAAAGAATAATGCCTATACCAAATATTACCAGAGTAAACACAGTCGATGAATGGCGAATTCAGACTAATCAATCTGCAAATGCCGTTAATCAAATAGAGACGGGCAATTTTAATAAAACTGCTGGAACATTAACGATTTCGGGTACTGGAGCACTTTCGTTAACTGCGGAAGGCACACCACTAACCGTATCGAATAACGCACTCTTTTCATCAAATGTAACTGTCGGACAAAATATAGTTTTAGGAACACCAGGCGTATCAGGTAATTTAACTGTTGGTGCAAACCTTACAATTTCTGGAAAAGACATTGCATTAGTTGTAGCAAACAACGCTACAGTAAACAATAATTTACAAGTAACACAGACAATAACAACGAATAACATTACAACGAATACTAATGTTACGGTATCAGGAACTACACAATCTGGTAATTTACTTGTCGATAAAATTGCAATTATAACTGGCAATACAACTGCCGGAAACTTAACGACTGCGAATTCAACCTCTACTGGTTCTATAAGAGTTAATGATACTACAGAAACAACTTCAAATTCATCGGGTGCAGCCTTTGTATCTGGTGGAGTTGGTATAGCAAAATCTCTTTTCGTTTCAGGTAATGTTATAGTAAAAGGTGATGATCAAGGAACAGTTAATTCTAAAGTCACAATAACACTTGGTGATTACTCTGGAAACTCTGCTGGTAATTTGTATATTTCTTCCGCAAACACACTAAGCGGAGGAGCCAATGGATCATTAACGGTTCAAGGTAACGGAACAATAACAGGAAATTTAGCAGTCGGAAGCGGTTTAATTTCCACTAACAAAACTACTGGTGCGATCACAGTAACAGGTGGACTCGGTGTTTCTGCCAATATTCATACGACTGATGTAATTGCGACAAATTCTTTAGTTTCTGATAGTGCTAGAATCACCGCAAATACAACAAGTGCTCATTTTGTTGCATCGGGTTCTGTAGTTTCCGATAGTGCTAGAATCACCGCAAATACCACTGCCGCACACTTCAATGCTTCTGGCTCGATAGTTTCAGATAGTGCTAGAATCACAGCAAATACAACAACGGGAAATTTAGTTTCAACTTGGACTGTTGTAGCCGATAATGCTAGAATTACTTCAAACGCAACAAGTGCCCATTTTGTTGCATCGGGTTCTGTAGTTTCCGATAGTGCTAGAATCACCGCAAATACGACAACAGGAAACTTAATTTCAACTTGGGCTGTTGTAGCTGACACTGCTAGAATCGCCGCAAATACCTCTGCTGCACACTTCAATGCTTCTGGCTCGGTAGTTTCAGATAGTGCTAGAATTGCTGCAAACACAACAAGTGCTCATTTTGTTGCATCGGGTTCTGTAGTTTCTCCTAGTGGAAGATTTACGTCTACAACAGAAACTTCTTCGAATACTGTCGGTGCAATTATAACTTCGGGTGGAATCGGGGTTTCAAAGTCTGCATTCATTTCTGGCAATTTAACTATAAAAGGTGATGCAGCCGGAGCCGTCAATACATCAGTTCTAGTAGCGGTTGGGGATAGAACTTCTAATTCTGCTGGAAATTTATTCATTTATGCGGCAAACACTGCTAATGGTGGCGCAAATGCATCGCTCACTCTTCAGGGTAATGGAACAATTACTGGTAATTTGACACTCGGAAGCGGCTTAGAATCTACATCTAAAACTTCTGCCGGCGCATTACAAATCAATGGTGGATTAGCAGTAAGCGCAAATGTTCACGGAAACGCGCTTTATGATAATGGAAACAGAGTAGCTAGAACCGCATCTGCAACAGCACCAATTGCTACGTCTTTAAATGCAGGCACAGGGGCGTTATCGATTTCGCATGATACTTCTGGTGTTGTCGCAGCAACACACGGAACAAATATTGCTATTCCGGTTATTATAGTAAATGACACTGGTCATATAACCGAAGTAACGAATACAACAATTCGTTCGGCGACTACTGAACGAACAGGGGTTATTCAACTAGAAGACACACTTGGTGGAACAAGTACAACAAAAGCACCAACAGTGAATCATGTTACCACTGCTAATACTAACATGAAGTCTTATGTTGATGTTGCTAATACTAACATGAAGTCTTATGTTGATACGACAGTAACAACAGCAAATACGAATCTTAAAAATTATACAGATTCTACTTTCTTAAAATTAACATCTGCTTCGGCACAAACCATTTCCAGTCCTTTAGTTATAAGTGGGGTAACATCAATACAGTCTGCGACAGTTTTAGGTGGATTATCTGTAGGTGGAGATTTCACAGTAACAGGCCAACAATTAGTTGATACGAATCGTATTAAATTAATGGCATCTACGAAACAAACTTTAGGTGCCGGATACGATTACTTTACTGTCAATAGAACCAATACCGCAGCATCATTAGCCGCAGTAAATGGAACTACTGATGTAATAACTTTGAGTAGCCATGGGTTTACAAATGGACAAAATGTTAGACTTTCTTCATTAAGTACAGGTATAACAGGTCTTGCTAACGGAACGACATATCGAGTTACCGTTACAGGAACTAATACTTTCAGACTTTCTACTTCGGCTGGATATCCTGGAACCCTACTTGATTTTAACGGAACGGGAAATACTGCTATCCAAGATTTGGACAATGTAGACGCTGAAATTCGTTGGGATGATCTTAATAAAGTATGGCAATTTAGAGATGTAAACAATTTAAATGATTCTACAGGATTTTCGAAAGCATTAACTGCAAATCTGATTAGTGATAGTATAACATTAAACAGTTCGGATAATTTAGCAAGTTCGAAAGCAGTTAAAACTGTTCAAGATAATTTAGTTACAGCCAACACCAATATGAAGTCTTATGTTGATGTGGCCAACACCAATATGAAGTCTTATGTTGATGTGGCCAACACTAATATGCAGTCATATGTTGATGTGGCCAACACTAACATGAAGTCTTATGTTGATGTTGCTAACACTAATTTGAAAAGTTATACAGACTCAACTTTCGTTAAACTAAGTCCAGGCGCAGCACAAGCAGTAAATCAAAATATTACTTTTAATAATAATGTAACTATTGGCGGAGACCTTACGGTATCTGGTAGCGTCACTACTATAAACACTGAAGAAATAAATTTAGCAGACAACGAAATCGTATTGAATTCTAATTTACCAACAAATGTTCAAGCAACGCAAAATGCAGGAATAATAATTAATAGAGGCGCTAATACTAATACCTATATTCGTTGGAATGAATCTATTGATGCATGGGTTGCAAATAATGGAATAACCGCAGGTGAATTTAGATTAGCTAATAGTACATCGTATCTCACAGAAGGAACAAATCTCTATTACCTAGATTCGAGAGCAAGACAAGCACTTTCTGCAACAACTGGCTCAGCAGCATATAATAATTCTACTGGCGTAATAACAATACCCGGATCAACTTCCCATATTACAGAAGCAACTTCTAATTTATTTTTAACTGCTGCTAGAGTTAGAAATAATGTTAATGCTTCAAATATTTCTGTAAGCGCAACTGCAAATTCTACACAACCTATACAGTATGATTCGACGAATGGTCTATTCTACCACGCCGGTTCTGGTGTTACTACATCAGCTAATGCATACTACGGAAGCGCATCACAAGTACCTACATTCCAAGTAAGCAATACTGGTCATATAATGGCGGCAAGTAATGTTGCAATTGCTATAGCCGCAGCAGCAGTTTCTGGACTTGCTCCTTCGGCTACCATTGATACAACAAATGCTTCGAACATTAGTTCAGGCGAATTGCCTGCTGCGAGATTACGACTTGCGAATACAACACACACTGGTATTGTTCTTCTTCAAGATTCTGTAACAAGCACAAGCACTTCAAATGCGGCAACGCCAAATTCCGTTAAGACTGTTTATGATTTGGTCGTTATTGCCCAAGACGCAGCAGACACCGCTTATGGATTAGCAGATAATAAAGTTGCTAGAGATGGTGATACGATGACAGGAAGACTGATCATCAGTAATACTAGCACGGCAACAAGTACGACAACCGGAGCTTTGAGAGTTACCGGAGGTATCAGTACACAAGCGAATCTCTGGTCAGCAAACATAATTTCAACGGGTCCTGTTTATAGTGCCACTGGAGTATTTGATACAGGTACACGAGTAATTCGTAGTGCAAGTAACACTACCCCGATAAGTGTAACAACGTCTTCTGGTACGATATCAATTTCTCATGAGGCTTCTGGTGTTACCGCAGCAACGCATGGAACAAGTGTTGCAGTTCCAGTTATAGTAGTAAATGCGACAGGCCATATAACCGGAGTAACAAATACTACGATTCGTTCCGGCACAACTAGCGAAACTGGTATCGTTCAACTTACTGACTCTACTTCGAGCACGAGTACAACAACAGCAGCAACGCCAAACTCAGTTAAGACTGCTTATGATCTAGCTGCACTTAAAGTCGCTAAAGCCGGCGATACTCTTACAGGTTCTCTAAACTTCGGTGATGTTACCGTAAGTGAATCTAGAACAAGTTATCAAAACAATAATAAAGTTAAGATGGTAGTAAAACCATCTTATGATATCAATGGATCAGGCACGATACTAGCTGGTGATGCTTCCTCTTTTAATAGTATTCTAACAGGAGTTACCTCTGTCGATTCTGTTGCAAATGTTCCTTTTGTAATACAGCATGCTAATAATCTATCTACTGGAATAATGGTTATTCCAAACAATTTATTATCTGCATCGGTAGGAGTTGAACGGGGAGGAGGAGTTATTATAACTGGAGGTACAACCAGTACAACTTCAAACGTAAAAAATTACATAAGAGTTGGAGCTGGTACGGGAGTAATGGACGCAGCAGAACTTGGAGCTGAAATCGTAATTGCTTCTAATAATGATATTGTTCTGATTAGTAGAAGCGGATCTTCAGGTAAAATAAATGTTGATGCATCAATTGTAGCAACCGGTGAAATAACATCTTCTTATTCTGATGATAGACTCAAAGATAAATTAGGCAATATCGAAAATGCTCTCGATAAAGTAAAACAACTTTCGGGTTTTTTCTACAAAGCAAACGAAACAGCAAAAGAGCTTGGATTTACCGATGAAAGAAAAGTTGGTGTCAGCGCACAAGAAGTTCAGAAAGTTCTCCCTGAAGTAGTGTCTTCTGCACCGATAAGTTCGCAGTATATGACAGTACATTATGAAAGATTGATACCGTTATTAATCGAAGCAATTAAAGAAATAGACAATAAACTCGAAGAATTAAAGAAAAAATAAAATGGCTGCTTTTTCCGAACTTGCTATAGAACAGGGCGCTACATTTAGCACTGTAATCAATATCGAAGATACTGCTGGAACAGCATTAAATTTATATGCATATACAGCAAACTCAATGATGAGAAAGTCTTACTATTCTTCTTCGTATAATCAGATTACTGCTACAGTTACCGGAATAGCAAATGGTGAAGTTACTCTTTCAATGACTTCATCAAATACTGCAAATTTAACACCAGGAAGATATGTTTATGATGTGATTATTACCTCTCCAACTAATGTAGTGACGAGAGTGGTTGAAGGAATTGTTACTGTTTTACCCTCAGTTACTAGGTAAAATAAATAACAGGAAAATAAATGTCAATAAAGGCTTCAATATCACCAAGAAATGCGTCACTACAAGTAGCGATATCTTCTCCAAATAGAACTGTTATTGCGGATCCGAGATTCAAACCAAAGCCAAATGTAGCTTTGATTGAATTGTCTGATACTGAAGTAATCAATCCGGAAGAAGGGGATGTTGTAGCTTTTGATGCAACCGAGGGAAAATTTACTAATCAAAGACTCGGTGATATTGCTGCGATTCCGACAAATATTAACGGTGGAAGATTTTAAAAAATAAATAAAAGGTAAAAAAAATGGCTAATACAGTAATTCAGCTAAAGTATTCTAATGCGACAGGGGTTCCACCAACATTAAATTTAGCGGAACCAGCCTACTCGAACGTAACCAATACCCTATGGATTGATGACGGAACGGGTGTCGTTGCTATTGGTGGTAAAGCGTATACAGACAAAATTAATTCTTCCACAGATGCGAATACTGCCAATACATTAGTTAAGAGAGATAACAGCGGAAACTTTTCTGCTAATGTAATCACTGCTACAATTTACGGTAATTCTAATACTGCGACTGCATTAGAAACAAGTAGAAACTTCAGTATAAACGGAGATGACGTAGATTCTGCTACGGTAGGATTTGACGGAACTTCGCCCGTTGTTCTTCAGGGTAATTTGAAAACAACTGGTGTGAGTTCAGGAACATATGGTGGAACATCAAACATTGCAGTCTTTACTGTAGATACGAAAGGTCGTATTTCATATGCAGCAAACGTATCGATTTCTACAAGTCTAACTGTTGCTTCTGATACCGGACAAGACACAATTGCTCTTGCTACAGATACCCTGAATTTAATCGGTGGAGATGGAATCAGTACCGTTACCGATGCAGGCAACAACAAGATAACTTTTAATGTAGATAATACAATCATTCGAACAACTGGTAATCAATCTATTACTGGTGACTTATCTCTTACAGGCAACCTCTCTGTAACAGGAAATTTAACCTCTCTCGATATCGATACGATTAGAGTAGATGATCCGATGATTCAGTTAGCAGCAAACAATGAATCGTCTGATGCTGTTGATATTGGATTCTTAGGTCATTACAGCGATGATGCTGGTGTAACAAAGAGACATACAGGTCTTGTTCGTCATGCATCGGATGGTAAATATTATCTGTTTAAGAATTACACAGATGCATCATTAGATACAAATACACCAAATAATATTATTGATGTAGCGAATACATCATTCCAAAGAGCTACACTAGATGCGGATATTGTCGGTGGTAATGTTTCAAGTTTATTTTCTGATATTGCAGTTGCAGATGGCGGTACCGGAAGAAGCACCTTTACTTCTGGCGCAATCTTAATTGGTAATGGAACTGGCGGATTAAATGAGCTTGCTAATACTGGAACAGCAGAAACATATGGTGGAAATAGTAGAACATTAATTGTAACTACTGATACTTATGGAAGAGTTAGTGCGGTTTCTAATGTTGCAATAGCGATAGATACATCACAAATCATTTCTGGAACATTAGGTGTCCCTAGAGGTGGTACAGGATCTTCTTCATTCACTGCGAATGGTGTTGTAATTTCTGCTGAGTCTTCTACAGGAGCACTTACTGCGGTTACTGGAACACAGGGCCAAATACTTCAAATTAATGCTTCTGGTATTCCAGTATTTGAACACTTGAACGGTGGAACATTCTAAATTATTTTGAAAGGGGTTTATCATGGATGTGAAATTGCAAAATGCTTACTCTCAGGTTTTGCTTGACAATTTTCTAGCGGTTGTCAAGCAAAACATTTTATTTCAGGCTCAGTTAGAAACACTGAAAACAGAAATTCAAGAAGCGAATGAAACGAAAAGAAAAGTTCAAGAGCTTTCGAATTCTAATACAGAATTGCAAAAAACTCTTGTAGAAAAAGATAGAGTTATTAATTCTTCAACAGTCGAAAAAGATAGAATCATAAATGCTTTAACTGTTGAAAGAGATGCATTAAAAAATGATTTGAATTCCAAATCTTCAGAAATTTCTAATTTAAATTCTATAGCACAAGAGAAAACTAGGCTACAACAAGCTGTTAATGATTATATGAGACAGCTTAATGAGGCTAAAAACGAATTACTGCGAGCAAAAAGTGAATCACAGGATGTTTTACTCAGAAATAACACCCGTTTGGATGAGCTAACTAAATATATCGAAAAGTTAGAAACAGAGTTGCCGGCAAATAAGTTGAAGAAAATTAAAACTAATGGATCTGCCGTCTCCGAAAAAATAATTCAAACGGAAACTCCGGATAATAGTGTTAGGTCTGGAGGAACATTCTAAGATTCACTAGATGGCAAATACAATAATACAGTTAAGACATTCTGGTTCTTCAGGTAATGTACCTTCAACGCTACAGCCTGGAGAACTTGCCATCAACTCAAGTGATGGTAAATTATACTATGGTAATAATACTAATCACGTAATACAGTTAGATACTGTAACTGAACCAGCGGGGCTTGATGGTGAGATTCAATTTAACAATCTCGGATCATTTGGTGCATCAAATAAGCTAAAGTATAACACAAGCACAAGCACATTAAGCACAGAAAAGATTAGTGTAAATGCTCATGCTTTAATTGAATCTACTACAGTTACAACATCAGGTTTATCACAAATTACTTTCGATTCATGGCCTTCAGGAACCTATCGTTCAGCAAAATACTTCGTTCAAATAACAAGCGGTTCGGAATATAACGTAATTGAATTGTCAATGACTCATGATGGCGCAAACGTTTTCTTAACTCAATACGGCGAAATAAAAACAACAGCAAATTCTCTCGGCGCATTCGATGCATCTATTACAACAGGAACACTAAGTGTCTTATTCACTCCCACCTTTTCATCGACAACAGTCAAAGCTTCGATCACCCTAATACCCATCTAAATAATTTTGGTAAAGGGGATAATGAACCTTGGCAACAGATAAAAATTTCGTAGTAAAAAATGGCATAAACGTCGGTACTGAATCAGTCATTGATTCGGACGGTCGATGGGTTGGACCGCCAGATAATATAACAGGTGACGCAGGTTTTGCAGGAGCTTCAGGTTCTCCTGGTTCACCGGGAGCTCAAGGAACACCGGGAGCACAAGGACCCCAAGGATCTGCAAGTACCACACCGGGCTTTTCTGGTGTTGATGGAGCTCCCGGAGTTGGTGGAGATCCAGGCGCTTCTGGAGCACAAGGCCCTCAAGGCGCACAGGGAGCAGTTGGTGCACAAGGCCCTCAAGGTTCAAAAGGTCCCCAAGGATTTCAAGGTGGAATAGGATTTACTGGTAATGTTGGCGCTAACGGAGCTATAGGGTTTCAAGGACTAACTGGAAATACTGGCGTTCCTGGAATGGTGGGAACGACTGGAGATACCGGAGCCCCAGGAGCTCAAGGACCTCAAGGTTCATCCGGTGCTTCTGGTGCACAAGGTCCTCAAGGAACTCAAGGTGCAGTCGGCCCTCAAGGCGCTCAAGGTGTTCAAGGAGGATCGGGTGTGCAAGGTCCTCAAGGAACAACAGGATCATCAGGCGCTCAAGGACCTCAAGGCGCTCAGGGTTCTCCGGGTGCTCAAGGCGCTCAAGGACCGATTGGAATTCCTGGAGAACAAGGTCCACAGGGGTCAACAGGAGCTTCTGGTATTCAAGGACCTCAAGGTGCACAAGGTTCAGTAGGTTCACTCGGACCACAAGGTTTTCAGGGGCCCACTGGAACAGCAGGTGCTCAAGGTGTACCAGGAGTTGCAGGTGCTCAGGGTCCACAGGGTGCACAAGGTCCTGCGGGTGCACAAGGTCCTGCGGGATTTCAGGGGCCCACTGGAACAGCAGGTGCTCAAGGTGTACCAGGAGTTGCAGGTGCTCAGGGTCCACAGGGTGCACAAGGTCCTGCGGGTGCACAAGGTCCTGCGGGATTTCAAGGTGCTCAAGGTGCAGCATCTTCAGTCACAGGTGCTCAAGGTGTTCAAGGACCTCCAGGCGCTCAGGGCGCACAGGGTCCTGCTGGTGCACAAGGCCCTTCGGGTTTTCAAGGACAAGTGGGTTTTACGGGAACACAGGGTATTCAAGGTCCGACTGGAATTCAAGGACCTCAAGGAGCTCAGGGGCCCGCTGGCGTTCAAGGTCCTGCAGGATTTCAAGGCGCACAAGGAAGACAAGGTTTTCAAGGCGTTCAAGGACCCGCAGGATTTCAAGGACCTCAGGGAGCACAAGGAACTAATCCTACTGGCGCAACAGGTCCTCAAGGAGTTCTTGGTACAACTGGTCCTTCTGGGATCCAAGGAAGACAGGGAGTTCAAGGCACTCAAGGAATCGCTGGCGCTCAAGGTGTTCAAGGAATTGCCGGTGCTCAAGGCAATACTAGTGTAAACGGAGCCATAGGTCCAACCGCGGCCGCAGGAAGACAAGGAGCACAAGGATCAATTGGAGTTTCTGGGGCACAAGGCCCATCAGGATTTCAAGGACGAGTGGGTTTTACTGGTGTTCCTGGTGCTCCGGGAGTTCCTGGTGCTCAAGGAGTCCAAGGTCCACAAGGACCTTCATCTTTTACATTTGGTGCTAATGGGTCGCCTGGGGCTCAAGGAAATACAGGTCCTCCGTCAAGTGTTACAGGACCCCAAGGTCCTCCAGGTACTTCGGGAGCTCAAGGTGCCCAAGGACCAACAGGAGCTCAAGGTACTCCAGGAGATCTTTCAGCCGGAGTCCCAGGAACACCAAGCGTTTCTATTGCTTCATTAGGTGTAAATACTGCCGCAGGTCCAACAGGAACACTCAGAGCTACAAGTACGATAACCTCATTTTACTCTGATATCAGATTAAAAGATAACATCGAATACATAAAGAATGCTGGTGAAAAACTTTATTCACTGAATGGCATTTTTTACAAACAAAATTCTCATGCAGAAAAATTTGGTTATCACGACTATAAAAAACAAATAGGCGTAATAGCACAAGAAGTACAAAAAGTTTTACCTGAAATCGTTACTCTTGCTCCATTTGATATTGATGAGAATGAACAGAGTAGAAGCGGTGAAAATTATTTAACGGTTCATTACCAATATTTGATACCACTTATTGTAGAAACGATCAAAGAACAACAAAAAGAAATAGAAGCTCTCAGAGAAAGATTGAATGGCAACCGATAGAAATTTTATAGTTAAAAATGGAGTGTCTGTCAGTAATACTACAGGCACCCATAACATAATTAACTCATTAGGAAAATGGGTTGGTCAGCCATCATCTTACGCAGGTGCACAGGGAGCACAAGGTTCTCAGGGCGCTCAGGGGAATATAGGGGCTCCAGGTATCCAGGGACCCACCGGATTTATTGGACAACCAGGCCCACAAGGATCACCTGGAGCACAAGGTCCACAGGGGTCAACAGGAGCTTCTGGTATTCAAGGACCTCAAGGCGCACAAGGCGAATCTGGTAGCGCAGGAGCTCTTGGGTTCTCTGGTGAAATCGGTGATATAGGAGTTGCTGGTTCTCAAGGAAATCCAGGTGCACAAGGTCCTCAAGGAACAACAGGAGCACCTGGCGCTCAAGGTTCCCCTGGTTCACAAGGTGCTCAGGGTCTTGCAGGCCCACAAGGATCTTCCGTACAGGGCGCTCAAGGTCCGCAAGGATCTACTGGTCCGCAGGGGTTTCAGGGTGTTCAAGGATCACAAGGACCATTTGGGCCACCCGGAATCCAAGGATCTTCTCCTTCTGGTTTTCAAGGACCACAGGGTGCTACTGGCCCGCAAGGATTTCAAGGAGTTCAAGGAATACAAGGCGCTTCTGGTAGACAAGGCGCTCAAGGTAATGCTCCTGCTGGATTCCAAGGACCACAAGGTTCTCAAGGCCCCACTGGATTTCAAGGTGTTCAGGGAGTTCAGGGACCAGTTGGGGCTCAAGGAGTTCAAGGTACTGCACCGGTCGGAGCACAAGGAGCAGTTGGTGTTCAAGGTCCCACTGGTTTTCAAGGCCGTCAAGGTGTTCAGGGTGCAACAGGGATTCCCGGCGCTCAGGGTACTGCTCCTGTTGGCGCACAAGGGGTAGTTGGTGCACAAGGTCCCACCGGATTTCAGGGACGTCAAGGTGTTCAGGGTGCAACAGGTGCTCCCGGTGCTCAAGGACCTCAAGGAACTATAGGCCCTCAGGGAGTTGCAGGAGTTCAGGGGCTTGTTGGTGCTCAAGGTCGTCAAGGGGCTCAAGGTGCGACTGGAGCACAAGGACCTTCTGGCTTTCAGGGGCCTGTAGGTGTACAAGGAATCACTGGACCAACAAGTGCTGTTGCTGGTTTTCAAGGTCGCCAAGGTGTTCAAGGCGCGACAGGTTCTCCTGGAGCACAAGGTGTTGCTGGTATTTCTGGAGCACAAGGTGTTGTCGGAGCACAAGGGCCCGCTGGATTTCAAGGTCGTCAAGGGGCTCAAGGCGTTCAGGGACCTCAAGGACCTTCGAATAATATAGGACCACAAGGCCCGCAAGGGGCACCGGGAGTTGTCGGTGCCCAAGGAGTTGCTGGTGCTCAAGGTCCACAGGGAGTTGCTGGTGCTCAAGGTCCACAAGGATTTGCCAGAAAAGGATATGCAGGTTCATCAAGCAACTTTACCGCAGTAGTTTCTGGTGGTGTCATTCAATCCTCATCGGATGCAAGTTATTTTTATAAAAACACGGGAACTAATGGAGATTGGGACGGTCAGTTTTATTCGTCAACTGGATTTACGAGTGGTGCTTTCGTTTCTTTTAGAAGAAATGATAATCTCAATTATGTAATGTGCGGTTTGAATAGTGATCCTGCAACAAATGCAGGTTATGCCACCATCGACTATGCTTGGTATCCTTATTATGGAGGAGGCACTCAAATATATGAAAATGGAACATATGTTGGAGAATTTCCAGGATATGATTCCACTACACAATTTTCTATAACATATGATAACGTTTATGTTAGGTATTGGATAAATGGATCTCTTCAGCGAGAAATGTTAGATGGACCTGATAGAACTTTTTATATAGATTCATCTTTTTATTATACTGGCACTTCTGGTTTTATAGATGTTGCTTTTAATAATTTTTCAAGTTTTCCTGCAAGAGGACCTCAAGGTGTTCAAGGTGCACAGGGTGTACAGGGATCTGCGGGTTCACAAAATATTGCTGGAGCTCAAGGCGCACAAGGCGCACAAGGCGCTCAAGGGGCTCAAGGACCCCAAGGTAGCGTTTTTGGTTTTCCGGGTAATAATGGTCCACAAGGCGCACAAGGCGCACAAGGGCTCGCTGGTGCTCAGGGACCTAGAGGACCAACGGGCGCTCAAGGCGTTCAAGGTCCTCCTGGTCCTACGGGAAGACAAGGATTTATTGGACCACAAGGGATACAAGGAACAACTTCTAGTGCCAGTTTAAATGCACTTGGATTAAACACGGCCGCAGGCCCTCAAGGTACTATTCGAGCTACAGCAGAGATAACTTCTAATTTCTCCGATAAAAGATTGAAGACGAAAATCTCTATTATAGATAATTGTTTGGAAAAAATATTAAGCATGACTGGTATATACTTTACGCAAAATCGTTTAGCAGAAAAATATGGTTATGAGAAGGATCAAAAGCGAAGAGTTGGATTGATTGCTCAACAAATACAACCATCTGTTCCTGAAGTTATCGATAGGGCACCTTTCGATATTAATGAACACGGAAATAGTAAATCCGGTCATGACTTTTTAGCCGTACAATACGAGAGATTAATACCAGTTATTACACAAGCAATTAAAGAACAGCAAGTTATGATAGCCGATTTGTTAAAAGAAATAGAAAGAAGAGGTAAATAATTTTGGCTACAACAAAACCTTTCGTAGTTAAAAACGGACTTACAATCGAAACTTATGGCGTCGTTGCTGCGAATGGTGTTTGGATTGGAGACACACTTAATATAAAAGGTCCTCAGGGCCCACAGGGAGTTTCTGGAGTGCCTGGTATTGCCGGGGCTCAAGGTCCTCAAGGATCTTCAGGCACACAGGGAGCTTCAGGCGCTCAAGGTCCACAGGGTGCTCAAGGTCCACAGGGTGCTCAAGGTGCCCAAGGTCCTCAAGGACCAACAGGCGCTCCGGGTACTATTGGTGCTCAAGGTGCTGTCGGTTCACAAGGAGTTTCTGGTGCACAAGGCCCGCAAGGTGCTCAAGGACCTCAAGGGCTTGTCGGGTCTCAAGGACCACAAGGACCTCAAGGAATTACTGGACCGCAAGGGTTCCAAGGACTACAAGGCGTTCAAGGTGCTCAAGGACCTCAAGGCGCACAGGGTCCTACAGGACCAGCAGGATTTCAAGGATTAACAGGCTCTACAGGGGTTTCTGGTGTAATAGGAACGACTGGAGCCCAAGGTTCTCCTGGAGCAACGGGTGCGGCAGGATCACCTGGGCCGCAAGGGTTTCAAGGACCTTCAGGTAATTCCGGGCCACAAGGAATTGTTGGTGTAACTGGCTCTGTTGGCCCCCAAGGAATACAAGGAGCTCAAGGGGTTCAGGGACCTTCAGGCTTTCAGGGACCTTTGGGTTCAACTGGACCGCAGGGAGTAAGTGGGGTCGTTGGAGCACAAGGCCCTCAAGGTGTTCAAGGCGCACAGGGACCTCAAGGCGCACAAGGAGTACAAGGTGCCACAGGCTCAACTGGAGCTACTGGAGTTCCAGGAGTCTCTGGTGTCCAAGGACCTCAAGGTGCGATTGGTGCTCAAGGACCTCAAGGCGCACAAGGAGTACAAGGTGCCACAGGCTCAACTGGAGCTACTGGTGTTCCTGGTGTTGCCGGTGCTCAAGGAAATAATGGAGCAGCAGGATTTCAAGGAGCTCAAGGTTTAACAGGACCTTCAGGAGCAACTGGATCTCCAGGAGCTACTGGTGTTCCTGGTGTTGCCGGTGCTCAAGGATTAACGGGCGCTCAAGGTCCCCAAGGTGCACAGGGAGCGGTAGGTCCTCAAGGCGCTGCTGGTCCTCCAGGTGCTGCTGGCGTTCCAGGAGTCGCTGGTGCTCAAGGTAATACTGGTGCTCAGGGGGTTCAGGGTGCTCAAGGACCATCAGGATTTCAAGGCCCTACCGGAGCACCTGGAGCTCAAGGGGTAATTGGTGCTACTGGTGTTCCTGGTGCTCAAGGCGCCCAAGGACCTTCGGGGTTTCAAGGCCGTCAAGGTGTTCAAGGTTCGCCTGGTGCTCAAGGAATTCAAGGACCAACAGGATTCCAAGGAATTCAAGGACCAACAGGATTTCAAGGCGCACAAGGCGCTCAAGGGTCTACAGGGGTTCAAGGGCCTCAAGGTGCAACTGGCGTTCAAGGTCGCCAAGGTGTATCAGGTGCTCAAGGACCTCAAGGTGTTCAAGGACCTCAAGGAAATCAAGGTCGCCAAGGTCGTCAAGGAGCAATAGGTGTTCCTGGGCCAGTAGGACCTTCAGGTGTTCAGGGGGCGATGGGAGCTCCGGGACCCCCAGGAGTTACCGGCCCACAAGGTGCTCAGGGTTTAGGTGGTCCGATGGGTCGTGCTGGCGCAGCAGGCCCCACGGGTTTAACCGGAGCGCAAGGTCCTAGAGGAGTTGATCCAAACCGAGTCGATGTTCTTGGTATAAGATCTGCTTTAGGACCACAAGGAACAGTCAGAGCAACACAAGAAATTACTTCATTTTATTCGGATAGAAGACTGAAAGACATTTTGGGGCCTGTAGATAAATCTTTAGAGAAGCTTGAAAAAATTAGAGGGGTTTATTATGAAGAAAATGAACTCGCAAAAGAGTTAGGCTATACCAAACAAGGCATCAAACAGGTAGGTTTTATTGCTCAAGAAGTTCAAAAAGTGTTGCCAGAAGTAATAGTACCTGCTCCGTTTGATAGTGATAAATATGGAAACAGCATTAGCGGTGAAAAATATTTAACGATTATGTACGAAAAAGTTGTTCCTTTACTCATACAAGCCCTCAAAGAACAAAAGGATCAAATCGAGTATATAAAAACAAAATTGTAAAGGTATAATATGAAAGGTGAATGGTGTTATTTTAAATCATACTTCAGTAAAGAAACCTGCGAAAAAATCATACAAGATGTTCAAGTATTACCAGTTCAAGATGGAATTGTAGGTCTTGGTAATGGTGAAGGCGTAAATTACAGCACACGAAGAAGTAAAATTAGATTTATGAATTCGGGAGATTGGAGATATCAATATATCTTCGATGCTCTATGGAAAACTGCTCTCGAAGCAAATCGTGACTTCTTCGGTCTTCATATTACTAAATTAGACTTCATACAATTCGCTGAATATGATGAGAGCTATAAAGGTGAATATAAAGAACATCATGATGTATTTTGGTTAAATAATGATCCAGTGTACCACAGAAAACTTTCCTGCGTTATTCAATTGTCAGATCCAAATGATTATGTTGGTGGTGATTTAGAACTTACCGATACAGGTACTCAACTTGATAAAGAAGTTCGAGAACAAGGATCATTCATCTATTTTCCATCTCTATTCAGACATAGGGCAAATCCAGTGACTCGTGGAACGAGATATAGTATTGCTGCTTGGTTTGAAGGTCCGAAATGGAGATAACATGGAATTTTATAATGATCCTTTTCCGCATTGTATTATAGACAATTTTTTACCGCATCATTTAGCAGAAGAACTATCGAACGAATTTATTGATTACAATTCGGAGCACTGGTTTGTTTATGATAATCCACTCGAAAAAAAGAAGGCTCTGAACAATTGGTATTACTTTCCAAAAACAACATATCAATTTTTTCAACACATTTTATCTCCACAGTTTGTAAATTTTCTTCGCGGTTTGACTAACTGTGAAGAGCTAACTCCGGATGCAGGTCTGCATGGTGCGGGTTGGCATATCCAAGGCAATGAAGGTAGACTGAATGTTCATTTAGATTATTCGCTACATCCGAAATTGGATATGGAAAGAAAGTTTAACTTAATATATTATCTAACACCGGAATGGAAACCCGAGTGGGGAGGCAATTTAGAATTTTGGTCCCATGATCAAGAAAATAATTCACCTAAAGAATTAGTAAAAACTATTGAAAATAAATTTAATCGTTTGTTGCTTTTCGATACAACACACAATTCTTGGCATGGGTTTTCAAATCCAATTGATTGTCCAGAAAATGTTTATAGGAAAAGTATCGCAATGTATTATCTGGTTTCTTCGAACGAAAATACGAATAAAAGAAAAAGAGCATTATATTCACCAACAGAGAAACAAAAAAATGATCCAGAAATTTTGAAATTAATACAAGAAAGAACATTATGAATAAGAAGTCTAAGATCGTCATGATTACAATGTTCAAGAATGAATCTAAGAGCATTCTTAGAATGTTGAATTCGTGTTTACCTTATGTCGATTATTATGTTATGCAAGATAACGGATCTACTGATGGTACAGATGAGATTGCTAGAAAATTTTTATTAGACAATCAACTCTCTGGAGAAATATATGTTTGTGAAGAGGGGTGGAAAGGTTTCGGTTGGAACCGCGATCATCTAATCCAGTATTGTCAACAAAACGCAGACCATGGGTGCGATTGGATTTTGAAAATGGACTGCGACGAGATTTTAGAAGTCGATGACGATTTTGATTGGTCACTTTTAGACGATAAAACAATCCACAGTTTTCATATCCCTGCTGTCCAAGGAACTTCAATTTATCATAGAGCATGGATGTACAATGCAAAGATGCCGTGGAGATTCAATCATGATCCTTGTCACGAGACAGTTTACTGTGATTTACCTGAAATAGGAAAAGACTTCCAAAGATTCGACTTGCCACCAAGCTTCAGGCAAACAGGTTTTAATACAGGAGAAAGTTGGAGCGATCCATATAAATTCATAAAACATTCTTTGATTCTAGAAAAAGATATGATCTCTGATCGCACTATGTTATCCAATCTATATCATTTTTGGTACATAGGCAAAAGTTATTACGACGCTAGAGAATGTAAAGAAATGCCTTTGGGTTTATCTCATCAAAAAGAATATGCAAGAAGAGCTATTTACTATTTTGAAGAATATGTAAATTTTCTTTATAAAAATAAAACAGAAGTTCCGATTGATGAAACTTCATATCTATCAATGATATATTGCGGTGAATGTTATGAAATGTTGAATAATTATTCAGCGGCGATTACGTCTTATAATCTTTCTGAAAAATTCGCTCCAGGAAGAAATGATCATATATTGGCACTTGCAAATTTATATGAAAAGCTAGGTGATTATGAAAATATGTTTAATCAAACTTCGAGAATGATGCTACCAGAAAGAACGAATGCTTTTCCGAAATATGTAAATTTTATTGATACTTCGATGTATTGGGATAGTCCAACAGGAAGAATTCAAGAAATACACGAAAGAGCTTTACGTAAGTATGAGAATTCTAAACCGAGAGGGTTGCCTCTTTTTTCAATCAAGAAAAGTTTAGATAGAAAAGTTTTTGTTGTTGATAATTTTTATGATGAGCCTGATCGTATTCGTGACTATGCACTTTCTGTAGAATTTTCTTCCGATATCCGTTGGTATAAAGGGTTAAGATCGAAAGAAACTTATAGACCTCATAGCATCAAGAGAGCATTTGAAAATATTATAGGTCAAACGATTACCCTTTGGGATGATGGGTACAATGGTTGTTTTCAAATAACAACTTCAAATGATCCACAAGTTTATCACTATGATCAACAAAGATGGGCGGGAATGATTTATTTAACACCAAACGCTCCATTAGAAAGCGGAACAAGGTCGCACCGTTCTAAGATTACAGGTCTTAGACATTCGAGTCAAGAAGGTATTGATATGTCATTCTCTTCCGGTTTTTACGATAGCACTAAGTTTGATATCGTCGATAATATAGGAAATATATACAATAGACTTCTCATTATGGATGCAAGAGCAATACATTCTGCGGGTCCATATTTTGGTCAAAATGATCAAGACGGAAGACTGACACATTTATTCTTTTTTGAGTGAGTATATTATGAAATTCAGCATTATTACGCCAGAACATGACCCTGGTAATATTCCTTTTTTACTTGAGCTTTACGATACGATCAAGAATCAATCGTATACAAATTGGGAATGGATACTATATTTGAACAACAAGTTCACTGAAGATTTAGTTCCTCCTGATATTTTAAAAGATGAAAAAGTTCGTATTTTTTATGATGGTTCAGGTGAAACGAATGTCGGTGCAATTAAAAATAAAGCATTTAATGCCGGATCAGGAGATATTTTAGTTGAAGTAGACCACGACGATTTACTCACGCCTGATTGTCTTGAAGAATTGTCGCAAGCATATAAAGATGAGTCTATTGGATTTGTATACAGCGACAATGCGGTTTTGCATATGGAAGATAAGTTTGTTCCTTTCGATGGTAACTTTGGATGGACTCACCGATTATTTGAATGGAAAGACAAATGGTTGATTGCGATGAACAGTTTTGAACCATCCTCTCATTCTCTCGGTTATATTTGGTATGCACCTGATCATGTTAGAAGTTGGAGAAAATCGGTATACCAATCAGTTGGTGGACATAATCCAGAACTTTCAATATGTGATGATCATGAATTGATGATTCGAACGTATCTTGCCTCTAAGATGAAACGCATTCCTAAAGTTTTGTACATTTATAGAATAACTGGTAACAATACATGGTTACAAAGAAATCAAGATATTCAAATTAAGACTGTTGAATTGTTTAATCAATATGCTCAAAAATTAGCAGAAAAAGATGCAAAAGATAAAAATTTACTTTGTGTTGATTTGGGTGGTGGTTTAAATCCGTATCCGAACTATATTTCTGTAGATTTGAGAAAAGACGCAGATATTATTCACGATTTAAATAATGGAATTCCACTACCCGATAATACTGTAGGCGTCATAAATGCAAGCCATATACTCGAACATCTTCATGATAAGACAAAAATCATGGAAGAAATTCATCGGGTTTTAGCCCCAGGCGGATGGGCATTTATTCAGGTTCCAAGCACTGATGGGAGAGGAGCGTTTCAAGATCCCACCCATGTAAGTTATTGGAACGAAAACAGTTTCTTATATTATACGGATGCATATCTCGCACAATTTATAGAAAATAAATCGATTCGTTTTCAGGAATACAGAAAAATGACTTGGTTTCCGAATGATTGGCTCAAAAATCTCAATGTTTGTGTCACTGATGCATGGCTTGTAGCAGTTAAAGATGGTATGCAGAGATTGCCTGGTCCTCTGAAGATATAAATACCTAATAAAACTATGGGTGGAAAATGGCAAAAATATCAACAAGAACACAATTTAAAGAATACTGCCTAAGACGCCTAGGGCATCCCGTTGTACAAATTAACGTGGATGACGATCAAGTTGAAGATAGAATAGATGATGCCCTAGCTTTTTTCAACGATTATCACTATGACGGTACGCAACAAATGTACCTGAAGCACCAAATAAAACAAATTGATATAGACAGGCAGTGGATTAATTGCCCAGATGCAATTCAGTTTATTACGGGAATTCTTCCGTTCGATCAATCAAATTCATCAGTGAATATGTTCGATTTGAGATATCAACTTAGATTGCATGATTTATATGACTTTACTTCCGTATCTTATGTGTCATATGAAATCACAATGCAACATATTCGAACATTGAATCTTTTATTCTCTGGTACTCCGCAGGTAAGATTTAATCGAAAGATGGATAAGTTATTCTTAGATATCGACTGGACTAGGGATCTAAAAGAAGGTGATTGGATTATCATCGAATGTTATCGATACATTTCTCCTGATAATACAACGATGACGGGCACTGCGACAATAAGCAATTCTTCAAATACAGTAACCGGAAGCGGAACAAGTTTTACTAAAGAAATCTCTATCGGAGAAGAAATCGTAATCGCAGGGGAAACAAAAAGGGTTGTTAACATTGAATCAGATACTTCCTTAAATGTAAGTTCCTCATATGCATCTTCTTCATCAGGTAATTCTATGACAATCACAGGATATCCCGATGTTTGGAATGATCGTTTTCTAAAAGCATATGCTACAGCAAAAATTAAATACCAGTGGGGAACAAATCTAAGTAAATTTGCTGGTATTCAAATGCCTGGTGGAGTTACACTAGATGGCCCCAGAATCATGAATGAAGCATTAGAAGAAATGAAAGAGTTGGAAGAAGATGCGAAGAGCACTCTTTCCATGCCAAGCGAAATTTTCATAGGCTAAAATGTCTACAAATTTTTATTTCAATAATTTTCCACAACATCAAATTACCAGTGAACAATTACTGGTAGAAGATTTGGTGATCGAAGCTATGCAAATTAATGGCATGGACGTATATTATTTGCCTAGAACAAGTAGAGATCAAGTCGATATGCTGTATGGTGAAGACACCTTGAAAGAGTATCGAAATGCTTACGGCATAGAAATGTATATGGAAAATGTCACTGGTATGGACGGCGAAGGTGATTTCATCTCTAAGTTTGGTCTTGAAATCCGAGATGAAGTTACTCTACTCATGTCGAGAAGAAGATTTAAGTATACTGTGCCTTTGACTAGACCAAGAGAGGGCGATTTAATTTATATTCCTCTGGTTCAAAATTTCTTTGAGATAACATTCGTAGAACATGAAAATGATCAAGCAATGTTTTATACACTTGGTCGAGGTCGAGGTGGAAACGTATATGTTTATGCTCTTCGCATGAAACAGTTCGTATTTAGTGAAGAAATTATATCTACTGGCGTTAAAGAAATAGATGATCAAGCCTTCGATGAATATAAACGATCAACACTATCTCTTGCAAATACGACAGTTTTTCCAGCAGGAACGGGAATATTTACTCCCGGAGAAATTATATACCAAGGTTCTTCCCTAGCTTCAGCAAATGCTCAAGCTATAGTTTATTCTTATACACCAAACAGTGCGGTTACCGTTATTCAAGTTCAAGGAATTTTCGCATCAGGTAATGTTTATGGTAATACAAGCGGTGCTCTCAGAAGCGTTCTTGTGTTTAATACCGACACTCAAGTTGATGATAATGTATTCGAAGATATTTCAGATAACACGAGAATAGAATCTGAGTCTGATGCTATATTAGATTGGACAGAAAAAAATCCTTTTGGTGAGGCATAATGTTAGGTAACAATCATTTCTACAATCGAACAATACGAAAAATAGTTGTTGCATTTGGTACTCTGTTCAATGATCTCGTCCTTGTTCGTTACAATAAAGCAGGCACTCAAGAATATGAGAGAACGAGAGTTCCACTTTCTTATGGTGCAAAAGAAAAATATATCACAAGATTAACTTCTGATCCAACACTTACTAAATCTATTAATGTTTATGTGCCTAGAATTTCGTTCGATTTGGTTGGAATAACATATGATTCTACAAGAAAATTTAATACACTAAATCGAAATTATGCAGTTAATAGTACAACGAATTCTGTATCAGCACAGTATTCTGCAATACCATATAATTTCGAATTCGATGTTAATATCTACGTTAGAAATACGGAAGACGGAACACAGTTACTAGAACAGATACTACCATTCTTTACTCCTGATTTTACAGTAACGGTAGATTTGATTCCTAAGTTGGGACGTAAATATGATATTCCGGTAATGTTGAATTCTGTAACACCTCAGATTGATTATGAAGGAGATATGTCTACAACTAGACTTATCATTTGGAATTTAACATTTACAGTTAAGGGATACATTTTTCCTCCCGTTTCTTCTGATGCAAAGATTATCAAATCTGCAAATACAAACATTTATCTAGATTCAAGAAGTAAAATGACACAGCAAATTTATGTAGACCCAGCATCCGGCAATGGTGTGTTTACTACTGGCGAAACCGTTAGAATACAAAACAAACAGAAAACCGGAACAGTAGTTTACTTTGCAAATAATAGTTTAGGAACATTAGTCGTATCTGAGGTTTCAGATCCATTCGAAGAGGGTGAGATAATTGTCGGAGATTACTCCAATGCAGAATATACTATAAATACCGTAGACTTAAACCCATTAAAAGTAGTTTCGATTATCACACAAACCGATCCTTTAAATGCATCTCCTGATGATGATTTTGGATTTACAGATACCATAACAGAATTTCCTAATACTATAACATGAACAAATTTGATGAAAAAATGTCTCAATTATTTGATATAGATCCTTTGCCAAAGAAACAGGAAATTGAGATTATAGATCCTGGTCAGGTAGATTCTGATTTTGAATTTGCAAGAAGAAATATACGCGAATTAGCGGAAAAAGGTAAAATTGCTGTTGATAATATTCTTCAGGTAGCTTCTGCAACAGATCACCCAAGAGCATATGAAGTAGCTGCTACACTGATCAAAAATATGTCAGATATCAATAAAGATTTAATGGAACTGCAAAAGAAAAGAAAAGATTTAACTCCTACAGAAAAACAATCAACACCAGCAGTTCATGTTGATAAAGCAGTTTTCGTTGGATCAACTTCAGATTTAATTAAACAAATCAAAAACATGGATTAAAAACATGGAAAAACTAATCGAACAACTTAGAGTAATTTTAGGCACAAACTTTGGTCTTTATTTTAAAGCTCATAGTTTTCATTGGAATATCGAGGGTCCAGACTTCGTTCAGTACCATACTTTTTTAGGGGATTTTTATACCGCAGTTTGGAACAATACCGATTTGATTGCAGAAAAAATCCGTATGCTCGGAGCATATGCGCCAGCTAACATGACGAGAATTCATGAACTAGCAGATATAGCTGAAACTGAAAATATTCCCGATGCTCTTACTATGATGAGAGAAGTTTTAGCTTCGAATGAAAGATTTATGTATCATTTAAGAGCAGGTATAGTTGCAGCGGATGGTGCAGGTGAGCCGGCAATCAGCAACTTTTTACAAGATCTTTTAGATCAGCATGCCAAGCATAGTTGGTTCCTAAAAAGTATTACTAAGTAATGTCTCTTGGTGGTTATCAAGGTAATCCCAATTTAAAACGTCCTGGAGTTAAAATTGAATACTCCAGAGAACAATTAATTGAGATTACCAAGTGTATTAAAGATCCGATATATTTCATCAAGAAATACGTTAAGATTGTTAACGTAGATCTTGGTCTTGTTCCGTTTGAAATGTGGCCATTTCAAGAAGAAATGGTCAATGGATTTCATTCTAATCGATTTTCTATTTGTAAAATGCCACGACAGGTAGGTAAAACTACTACGGTTTCTGGCTATATGTTATGGAATGTTCTATTCAATGACGATTATAAAATAGCAATCTTAGCTAATAAGGGCGATCTTGCAAGAGATATTTTAGGTAGAATCAAATACGCTTATGAGTATTTGCCTATTTGGATGCAACAAGGCATTCTTGAATGGAACAAAGGTAATATTGTTCTTGAAAATGGATCCGAAATCTCAGCGTTTGCTACAAGTGCTTCCGGTGTTCGTGGAGGAACTTACAATCTAATCTTTCTTGATGAGTTTGCCTTCGTGCCACAAAACATGGCAACAGAATTCTTTGCATCAACATATCCAGTTATATCATCAGGTAAAACCACAAAAGTTATCATAGTTTCGACACCCAATGGTCTGAATATGTTCTACAAAATGTGGATCGATGCCGTAGAAAAAAGAAGCCTTTATGTGCCATTTGAAGTTCATTGGTCCATGGTACCAGGTAGAGATGAAGCTTGGAAAGAAGAGACTATAAGAAACACCAGTGAAGAACAATTCAGACAGGAATTTGAAACCGAATTCCTAGGTTCAAGTATGACTTTGATCCCAGGCATTAAACTGAAAACTTTAATATTCAATAATCCAATAAGAAAAGATGAACACTTAGATGTATATGAAGAACCGAAAAAAGGACATACTTACATAGCAATTGTAGATTGTTCTGAAGGAGTCGGATATGATTATTCGGTAATTTCGATTGTAGATGTAACGGAAATACCATATAAGCATGTCGCAAAATATAGGGACAATAAAATATCACCCCTCATACTTCCAACATATTTGTATAATATAGCAAATCGTTATAATCGCGCATTCATTTTAGTTGAAACGAATAGCGTAGGACAGCAGGTAGTCGACATTCTACACTACGATCTTGAGTACGAAAACATTTTTAGAATAGAAAGTCATGATATTAAAGGTCAACATATATCTAGCGGATTCAAAAAAGGTGCCGCTTATGGTGTAAAAACCTCTAAAACAGTCAAAAAAATAGGTTGCGCCAACTTAAAAACGTTAGTCGAAAATGATAAATTAGTTACAACCGATTTCGATACTATCGCAGAATTTAATACTTTTGTTCGTAATGGCGATACTTATAAAGCAGAAGAAGGAAATAATGATGATATTGTGATGACTTTAGTGTTATTTTCTTGGCTAACAGCACAAAGTTATTTCAAAGAATTGACGGATTCTGATATTCGACAGAAATTAATCGAAGAAAGAAATCTTCAACTAGAAGAAGAAATGCTTCCTATTGGCGAATTGAACGACGGTTTACAAGAAGAAAAAGAGTCTGATGGTAAGGATTTATGGGTAAATGTCAGAAATCGCGGATATTTATCTTCAATTTTGTAAAATAATAAATAGAAGAATAAGAATAGTTCTAAAATAAGGAGAACAGAAAATGGCTTTTCAACTGTCACCAGGAGTGAATATCTCCGAAGTAGATCTGACAACAGTTGTTCCATCTGTTGCAACTACGGTAGGTGGGTTTGCTGGAGCATTTGCGTGGGGTCCCGTTAATGAAATAACAGTAATTAATAACGAACTTCAATTAGCACAAACATTCGGTAAACCTAATGCAAATACCGCAAATGCATTTTTTACTGCCGCAAACTTTTTAGCATATGGAACAGACCTAAGAGTAGTTCGCGCAGTAGGAACAGGAGCATTAAATGCTAATGTTGGAGATGCCGCAGCACTGATAGAAAATACTACAGATTATGAATTGAACCATAGCGCAAATACTGGAGCATATTTTTATGCTAAGTATCCTGGTGAATTGGGGAATTCTATTCGCGTTTCTATGTCTGACGGAAATACACATACTACTTGGGATTATAAAGATAATTTCGATTCAGCACCATCAACATCTACCTGGGCCTCAACAAGAAGTTCTACAAATGACGAACTTCATATTATAGTAATTGATGCGACAGGACAAATTTCAGGAACAGCAAATACAGTTTTAGAAAAGTTTGCTTACGTTTCAAAAGCAGGTGATGCAAAGAATTCTGATGGATCATCAAATTATTACAAACAAGTAATCAATAGTCGTTCGAAATATTTGTGGGTTGGGAAACATTTACATGGCAATTGGGGAAATACCGCATCAAACACCGCATATGCTCAAATGACCGCAAATTTGAATTCTGTATTAGTTGGTGGAGTAGATGCCGAGCCTAGTGCTGCTAATGTAAATACTGCTTTCGATTTATTTGCTAATCCAGATTCCGTAGATGTTTCATTAATTATGGCTGGCGCAACAACCGGTACAACAACACCAAATCATCTAATTTCATTGGCAGATACTCGTAAAGATTGTTTAGTTTTCGTCTCTCCAGAATTTGATGATGTAGTCAATGCTTCCGGTTCAGAGCAAACAAATATTACTACGACAGCCGGTACATATACTAAATCTTCATTCGCAGTTATGGATAGCGGTTGGAAATATCAGTATGACAAATATAATGACGTTTATCGTTGGGTACCTCTCAATGGTGATATCGCAGGTCTTTGCGTTCGTACCGATAACGAAAGAGATCCATGGTTCTCACCAGCCGGTATAAATCGTGGAGTTATTAAAAATGTCGTTAAACTTGCTTGGAATCCTACTAAAGCAAATAGAGATGCTTTATACAAAGCGGGCGTAAATCCTGTAGTTACTTTCCCAGGCGAAGGCACAATTCTATATGGCGATAAGACTTTATTAAATAAGCCAAGCGCATTCGATAGAATTAATGTTCGTAGATTGTTTATTGTTCTTGAAAAAACAATCGCTCGTGCTGCACGTTCATCACTTTTCGAATTCAATGATGAATTTACTCGTGCTGCATTCGTGAATTTAGTAGAGCCTTATCTACGTGAAGTGCAAGGTCGCAGAGGAATTTATGACTTCAGAGTTGTCTGCGATACAACTAATAACACACCTGAAGTTATTGATCGAAATGAGTTTGTTGGTGACATTTACATTAAGCCTGCTCGTTCTATCAACTTCATTCAACTTAACTTTGTTGCAGTTAGAACAGGTGTTGCGTTCGAAGAAGTTGTTGGAAAATTTTAATAAATAAAGAGAGATAGGAGAAAAATTAAATGGCTTTCAATATTAACGAATTCCGCTCTCAGATGCAGGGAGATGGAGCGCGCCCAAATTTATTTGAGGTAACGCTTCCTTTCCCAGCTTTCTCATTGCCAGGAAATGCACAAACCAAAATGTCGTTTATGTGCAAAACAGCCCAATTGCCGGGCTCAACAATTGGCGCAGTTCCAGTTCAATATTTTGGACGCGAACTAAAATTTGCAGGAAATAGAACGTTCACAGATTGGTCTATTACTATTATCAATGATGAAGATTTCGTAATTCGTAATGCTTTTGAAAGATGGCTTAATGGTATTAATAGTCATAGTCTTAATGTTCGTAATCCTGCTGCCGCAACTGCTCTTAGCTATAGCGTAGACGGAGAAGTTCGTCAATATGGTAAAGCAGGAAATATTCTCAAGAAATATAAATTCATCGGATTATTTCCTACTGACATTTCTGCAATCGATGTTGATTGGTCAGCCAATGATACGATTGAAGAATTCTCTGTCAACTTGACCTATCAATGGTGGGAAGCAGTAGAGGACGCAGTAGTCTAATGAGAGGGGAGCCTTTGCTCCTCTCTTTTCATTATGAAAAGGTAAACTAATGGCAATTCGCTTATTCGGATTCACACTCGGACAAAAAGATATAGTAAAGAAGGAAGACCCTCAACAGGCTTCCTTCTCTATACCTACTGATACATTGGATGATGGTGCAGTTACCATCACTCAAAATGCTCACTTTGGTACCTATGTCGATTTGGAAGGTTCAGTACGTAATGAACTTGAACTTATCACTCGTTATCGTGAAATGTCAAATCATCCTGAGTGTGATCAAGCAATTACAGAAATCGTTGATGAAGCTATCTGTCACGATGATGATGGCAGAGTTGTCGATATAGTTATGGATGATTTGAAACAACCAGAATCTATTAAGAAAAAAATTAGAGAAGAGTTTGACACGATTCTCAAAATGTTAAACTTTTCCAATTTAGCTGATGATATGTTTCGTCGTTGGTACATAGACGGAAGAATTTATTATCATGTAATTGTAAATGAAGCTAATCCAAAAGAAGGTATAAAAGAATTACGTTATATTGATCCGAGAAAAATACGTAAAGTTCGTGAAGTACAAAAAGGAAGAGATCCAAAAACTGGCGCGGATATCATCAAATCGATTGCCGAATATTATATCTACAATGATCGTGGCACTACAACACAATCTTTTACCGCAGCAGCGAATCAAGGTTTAAGAATTTCTCCAGAATCAATTATTAATGTGAATTCTGGATTGATGGATGCTAAAAACACCTTCGTCATTTCATTCTTACATAAAGCAATTAAGCCTCTCAATCAACTAAGAATGATTGAAGATGCTACAGTCATTTATCGTATTAGCAGAGCGCCTGAACGAAGAGTATTTTATATTGACGTTGGTAATTTGCCAAAAGGTAAAGCTGAACAGTACATCAGAGATATCATGATCAAGTATCGCAATAAAATGGTTTATGATGCGAGCACTGGTGAACTGAGAGACGATAGAAAACATCTTTCAATGCTAGAAGATTTTTGGTTACCAAGACGAGAGGGTGGAAAAGGCACAGAAATTACAACACTGCCTGCTGGTCAAAATCTTGGTCAAATGGATGATGTTGTTTATTTTCAGAAAAAATTACTACAATCAATGAATGTTCCTTACTCAAGACTTGAAGCCCAGTCTGGAGGTCTTGTTGGATTAGGTAGAACAACTGAAGTTACTCGTGATGAATTAAAATTCAATAAATTTATTACTAAGATTCGTAACAAGTTTTCGAAAATATTCGACTATGCATTAGAGACTCAATTAATTCTAAAAGGTATTTGCACCAAAGAAGAATGGCAAGAGTTTAAAGATAAAATTTATTACGATTATAAAAAAGATAATAATTTTACCGAATTGCGTGATGCAGAGTTATTGCAAAATAGATTACAACTTTTAGGTTTAGTAGATCCTTATGTCGGTCGTTATTTCTCACAAGAATGGGTGAAGAGAAATGTTCTACAGTTAACTGATGATGATATAAAAGAAATGCAAAAACAAATCGATTCAGAACCAGCGCCTCAACCTATGGATGCGAGTGGACAACCAATCGAACAACCACAAGAAGAACAAGAAGTAGAGCCTGTTGATAATACAACAGAAAAAGAGAGTGAAGAGTCTGATACACCTGAACTAGACTCAGTAGTAAAAAGATTTAGTCGGGTAATAAATACAAGATAAGGAGTTAATTATGGATGCAAGACAATTTTTAGATTTACTAGCTTCAGGACAAAGTTCGGAAGCTAAAGATGCATTTGCAGATTTACTTTCAACAAAGGCTATGGAAGCACTCGAAGCAAAAAAACAAGAAGTAGCTTCGACGTTATTTAATGGAAAAGAAGAAGGTGAAGAATTTGATGATTCTGAAAGTAACGAAACAACTTCAGAGACGGAACAAGAAGAATGAAATCATTACAAGAATTTAAAGTTATTCTAGAAGAAGAGAAAAAAGACTATAGCAAATTCGATGCTTTAGTCCGAGCAGGCCTAGGTAACAAAGCGCAAATACAGCGTTTGCATCAAATTCTTGGAAAAATGGAAGAAGAGAGACCATCTTTCACAAATGCTGATAAACAAATTATACAAAATTTGTTTAATAAAATGGTCGATTTAATTACGAATAATCCTCAACTATTCAGACAAACTAAAAAAGCAGTGAGTGAAAGTATTCATGATACTTCGGATTACAAACTTAGTCAGTCTGGTAAAAAAGTAAAAGCTCATCGTATACGTTTTGATGATGAAGAAAAAGAAGAGGTCAAAGAAGAAATGCTCATCGGTGAAGCTCTTTCTTCCGATCCGCCTTTTGTAGTTTTACTAAAGAGAACTGCAATACGTTTATATCCAAATGGAATGCGTGTTGCTATTTACCATAGCGACAGATTAAATAGAGATTTTGCCATTCCATTTAATGATGGTGAAACGGGAATAGTTCAGTCGGAAGAATATATTGAAGAAGCGGTTATGGACACCCTTCATAAGATCGTAGATAATAAATCTGCACAAAGTGTTAAATTTGCTTCGGGTCATACTCGAAAAATTGATCACTTTACTGCATCTGCGATTACTCAAGTTCATAAAGCACTAAATGATGAGAATAAGAAAAAATTTGCTGATATGGTTCACAAATCACCTGCTCATTTTGAAAAAGCAGCAGCATTTGCATTTAGTAAAGCAAAATGAGATTTGTAGATTTAGTATTGGAAAATAAATTAGTTGAAGCTAAAGAAATATTTTTTGCCCAACTGAGTGAAACGATTTCTAAGAGGTTAGAAGAAAAACGTCGTGAAATATCTGCTGATATATACGGTGAAGATATAGAAATACTAGATGAAGGTAATATAATAAAACAAGGCAGAATACAAAAGATTCGTAGAAGAATAAGAAGAGATTCTAAAGGTAGAATAATTGTACAGCGTAATGTAAGACGTTCAGCGGTACAAGGATATAAAGTAGTTGGTAGTACGGTAAAAAGAATACCAGTTACTCAGAGATTACAGAAAGCAAGAAAGTTAAAACGATACTGGAAAACAAAAGGCAGAGCAAGACTGAATAGAACTTTACTAAAAAGAAAAATGTCTATGCGCCGCCGCAAATCAATGGGAATAAGATAACATGCCATACGAAGTCGTAAATAATCTTAGAAGCACCAGTATTATTCGTGCTGTTGATCCTGGCACATACACTATCACTCTTAATAATTTATCTTCCAATACTCAGTTAGAAACAGTATCGGCAGTAAACATTAAGCGCGTAGTATGGTCATCAAATGGATCTATTTCAATTGGAAGAGGAGCAACACCTACTCCAATGTTAGCACTTCATAATGCAGGTCAAATGTATTTCGATGAGTTAGGTTATTCAGTCGCAAATACTAATACTGGTAATGTTGTGGTTACGATTGTTACTGGCGGATCAGTTGCAATCGAGGTTTCGAAAATAGCAACATATTCTACCGCATTGGAAACTCTATGAAACTAATTAAAGAAACCGTAGAGAATGTTAGATATCTAACAGAAACTACAGAGTCAGGTAAAAAGAATTTATACATTGAAGGTCCATTTCTTGTTGGTGAACAAGCTAATAGAAATCGCCGCATGTATAAAATTGATACACTCAGAGAAGAAGTTGGTAGATATACTGAAGAGTATATTAAAAGTAATCGTGCTCTAGGTGAACTTGGGCATCCAGATACACCTACGATTAATCTTGAGAGAGTTTGTATC